ATAGTTTTTTTTAAATAATTTTAAAAAGCCTGAAATACCTTTTGTGGTTTGAAATTTGTCGCTTACAATTATATTTTCTGCATCTCCTTGAACTATTGTAGAAATATCTTCGGAAAATATTTCAAGAATATCTCCCTCATTGGCGCTTGATGGCAACGTTAAATTTATATTATTTACGGATTTGTATCTTTGAATATTTGATAACAAAGAATCGGAAGTTACAAGAGATATTTTAGATAAACTATCAACATATAATTTTCTTGTAGCCTGATTATCAGTAGTCGGATCACTTCCTGGCAAAATGGGAATACTTGAAAATGTTTTTATTCCCACAAAAGTAAAAACGTCATTAAGTGCCGTATCATATATATAATCAATCCATTTTTGAATATATCTGAAGCACCAGTTCCACCAGTTTCTTGCTGGCTTCTCGAGTCTATTCCATCCATTTGTTTTTTTTATTTCTGGCGGCTCAACGACGTTATTCAATAATGAAGTACCGTCAACTACATCATTTTCTGCCCATCTAAATCTTTTATCGGGTAATGCCATATATTCTCCTTATTCTGTCGATCTTACTTCTTGCAATGCTCCGCCCATGGTTTGATCCGATCCAGTCGAATCTGTATAGACTTCTATTACTCCATCGGTAAACATTTTTATAGTTCCGTCAGTAAATTCTAATACGTCGTCTTCTTTTGCTTCAGTCAATCCATCGCCGTCAGGGTCTTCAGTTCCATCACTTTCCGAAGTAACAAAAGGTCTTAACCCTACATCTCCAGAAAGAGAAAAAATCGTTACTCCGGATTCTGCGATAACTTGCAATTGAGAAAAAATAAATTCTGTAATATAAATATCCGTCCAAATATACAAATTCATATTTCCGAGAGTTTGAAGTTGAACTTTTGACGCCCCACAAAGTCCCTTCAAATATGCTATGATCGTCGATGCTTCTCCGGAGCCATTGTTAACAATAATTCTTGTCTTGATATTATTTCTATAGTCATCATCATTAAATCCTTTCCGAGTTTCACCCTGAATCAATCCCAGAACATCAAGTTGAACACCTTTTGCGGTATCTATAGTATAATTGTCCCTTATTTCAAATAATGCACCTTCAATGGCATTCCCTCGATCAAGTAACCCGTTAATAAGTGCGAAAAACTTTTCTTTATCCTTGTATTGCTGAATAAGATATTGTGAACTATCTTTATAATCACTTATTTTTTGTATTTCTGTCATGTCAAATCCTGAACAATTATACGAGTCGTTGCAAATACTCCGATTTCCCTTGCCGACAAACTTATTACGTCTTCGCTATAAGTTGGCGTTCCCGAAGGAGAATCAGTCTTCGCACATTCTATTTTTATCTTTGCAATTCCCTGAACTTGATATACTGGAATACTTAATCTTTGCGGTATTATATCTTTCCCAGGTGAGATGTTTGACGAATCAAGAGACCATGAAACAATTTGCGCCTTGATTTGATCGTCGCCATCGGTTGGATAAGTTTCCTCTGAATATTTCGCCCTTGAAACTCTTACCCATATATATTTATCAACCGCACGAGAAAATTTTATTGTTTGTTGATATCCTTCCGGGTCTGTGATAATAACTGAAGTATTGCCATATGATTCAACCCCTGCTCCCTGTTTTTCATAGATCATTTCTGCAACATCTGCATCCGTTCCGCCAGATACGATAACCTCGAATGAATGCGGCGGTCGACTCTCTACATCCGTAATATTTGTTCTATTCGATGCTACTGTGCATCCTACTACGTTGGCAACATTATTCAATATTGCTTCTTTTATCGCTTCATCGGTTGCCGATCCGTTCATTACCGAAATTGTGCGTCTGATTCTTGCCGCCGGGTCTGATTCTATCGATCTTCCAGGAATGCCTACCTCTGGATTATAGACTGAATCCCATCCTGAAACGGGAGTTACAATTTCAGTCAACGAACTTCCCGGAAGTGTATTTGATCCTTTTGTCGTACAAGTAAAATTACCAAAATTGCCAATATCAGTGAATGAAAGATTAGCATTAACATCAACACTAAATGAAGTTGCATAATACAGATCTAAAATACTACTTGAAATCGATCCCGATCCGCCCCATGTCCCTAATTCAATCAAGGCTAATAATGCAGCCAAAACACTATCAATGGTATCTCCGCCAATTGCCGTATAATCGTAATTGACTGCATTGATAGTTATTATATAGTGATCTCCAACCGATACCGAAGATAATGTAATCAATGCTTCATGACAAGAGGTCTTATCAATAGTAACCGTTGAATCAAGAGAATATTGAACAGATTGTTCGGGATTCTTCGCAAGTTTCCCGGAAGGAATGATCGTCGAATTTGCACCAAAAAGAACGACATTCTTTACAACTGTATAAGAAGCGCCAAGTCTTTCAATCCCGTTCTCTATCATAATATTATCAAGACTTACACCTGTCGCTGAATTGGGATTTCTTGAATTATATATTTCTTCGGCTCCATCCCATATATCCGCTTCTCTTTTTGCAAGCATGGCTATTTCTTGACCAACCACTCCTTGAGGATCAAGGTCAATGTCAACACCCCAAATGCCTTGAAATAATGCCTGATATTCTGAAATTATAGTAGGCAATGTTTTTTTTAGAAATCCTGTCGAAGTCACAAATATTTCAGACACTTTTCACCTCACAACACAAATGATAATTCAAGAGACCCAGAACTAAGCGACAAAATCATGTCAATATATAATGTATTCAAACTATCATCTACTTCTATATTTAATTTTAATACTTGTTTTATTTCAGCAATCTTATTGATTTCTTTCAAGAAAATTGCTCGAATAAAATTCATATCAGGGAATACTCCCAATATATTTTTCAATGGACTTCTTCTATCCGTCTTGTCAAAATAAGGAATTCCCAGATCAACATTAAGCCAATATTCGCCCTTAAACGTATTGAAATATTCTTCAAGTTTTTGTGAAACATATTCCGAATCATTCTCCGTGAACCTAAAATTATTTTTTGTCAATTCTAAATCATTTGTTGTTGAGTCAATATATATGTTCTTCATTCACATCACCTTTATTTTTTGACTCTTGTAATTATCACATAATCCATATAATACACCCGCTGCCGTCGCTATTTGAGTTAATGCCGCCGTGTCTTGAGGCAATGTTCCGGGCGTTATTGATTGAACTACATTCAAAAAAACTTTCAAACCTGTTATAAATTGAGTCCCCAGAATAACCGCTTCAGTCCCATCATTGAAAGTTATCATCCCTGATTTCTCAATGGTTAATTTTCCACTTTGAGACTTTATCATTATCTTTCCCGCATCATCAATACTTATTTCCGATGCAGGATTCGGAATATTTGCAAATGAAAATAATCCAGGTATTGCTATACATGAACCTAATTCAAATCTTCCAAGATCATCCGTTTCGACCTGATCCGATGAACTATTCAAATAATTTCCTATAGGAGATTCAGAAAAAAGCAATAGGCATCCATCGCCTTTTTTAATCGGAAATTTTACAACAAAATCTTTTGTGCCCGTAAAAACAACCGGGACATTATTTATAGGACTGATTTCTTTAATAACAATCTTTTTATCTCCAGACAAATATTTTAATTTCAAAGAAGGTTGAACCGTTGCTTTCCTTTTCGACGAATCAAAAGACACAAAAGTCCCCGGCATGGTTGTATGCACTTGCCTTAATTTGGAATCAAGCCATATGTCAAATGCTGCTTCAAAATCTTCTTTAATTTTAGTTCTCCGTTATCCCACCGCTTCTACTTCGCATTTGAAGTCTGAACTTGCATGATTATCTCCGACAAATTTTACTTTTTCAACGGTATAAATCCCCTTTGTATATTCGCCATATACATCAACGAGCGTATTCGGTCGTATTTTTGGATTTAATATGCAATTGAATTTTATTCTTTTTCTTGTATCTTGTCTTCCTGCATCTTCAACATTTTCAACACCGCCAATTATATTATTGCTCGGTATTTTCACAAATCCAAAATTGGATATTTGATTGCCAACCTTATACAAGTATAACGAACCCGTATCATAATACATATCGCATTCATACGATCTTATAATCAATCTTAATGATCTGAAAAGACTTCCGATATTTCCGGTAAATACATATGCCTTATTCAATATAATATTTGAGATATTTGCCAATCCATTAATTGAAAAATTTAATTGTGCTGCAATATCATTGAATATTTGAACCAATGGAGTAGATTCTTTATAAGACAAATTGAAAAATTGATATTCTAATCCTCCGGCAACGGCTGCAAGGTCAAGCGCCTGAATCTTTGTTATGAACTCTGTGCCGTTCTTATATGATGATGACGTACTGATAATCCCAAAAAATATCGTTGCTATATTTCCCTCGTCTTCATGCCCGGCATTGAATATTATTCTATTACCCGGAGTCAAAATCTTTTGCTGCGTATCTGGCTTAGCATTATATATTGTGAAATTCGCTTGATTTGACGATAATATCAAAGTTCGTTCTATCTCAAAATCAATGAATAGTTGGCTTATGTTTGTCAAAGTCAATCCTTTTTCAAATGCCTTAGCATAATTAATATCGCCTGTCTGCGCTGAACCTTTTGAAATGATTTTCGCTTCAACTTGTCTATTAAATGCCATTTCTTACTTGCCTTTTTTTAAAAAAAAATATATAATCTATTCAAATCATCGTGACAGAGCGGTCTAATGTTGACTATAGATAGAAAGCGAGCGACAAGAAAGCGACTATCAATTCGACTAATCCTGTTTTTCAAGTGGTTCTATAGACCTATACTTTCGCTTCCGCGGGGTTCGACTCCCCGCCGATGATTTTTTTTAAATTCCATTGTTTGCCTTCCATGATGCCAATTCATCAGCGTTATAATAATAGACTTTGAAATCCGTACCCAGATTATCAAAAGTGCAATCAATTTGCTCATCAAGTCTATTTACCTGCGTAATAATTATATCCCCAAGCAATTCCGGGAATAACGCTTTGTGATTATCAAGTAATGGATAATCAGGAACCATTTTCAACCCGTATAAGGAATAATTCTCGGTCGCTATGTTCATTCTGAAGTATCCGCTTCTCACGTTATAAGTGAATCTCAATTGAACCGAAACATTATCAAGATCAATTGAGTATTGAAAATCCGTCGAGTCATTTTGAAACATAGGAAGATTTATCATTGACCCCCCGTTGTTATTATTTTCCCTCGATCAAGATTCGTATTCGATTGTCTATTCAAATTCGTATTATTTGTATTCGTATTATCAAGAGAAATTGTCGTATTAAGACTTATTTGTTCAAGTTTTACGATATTCATTTGTTGAAATGAGACATCAAATTCCTGCGCTTCACCGAGACCTGGCTCTCTGCCTGATCCGACATGGACGACACAAACATCATCATAACTATCCATTATACAATTTATAGTCATTTTCTTTTTTGCAGCCCATAATTCTTTGAATTTTTCCCATGCCTCAAGAGCCTTGTTTCCCGGGAATCCGTCTTCATATATTGAAAAATTTGTTACTTTACCCGTCAAAGAACCAGTTCTCAATTCATTTTTTATGTGGTCACTTATAAGTGATCCGTCTTCAACATTGAATGATGTTATGCTCGCATCAAGACTATGGCTTTCTTTCAAAATCAAATCAAATATAATCGTATCGACTGAATACGTTTTTTGACTTTGATAGAACAAAACAATAGGTACTTGAGTAGCCATTTAATACCCCGCCGAAATAAGTAATTTTTTCAATTGCAAGTTCATGACATTCTGCGCTGCAACATTGACAGCATTTTTAATATCATTCGGTGATCCTGTCGCCCCACTTATATCAAATTGATTATTCATATTTATTATATTTGATTTAGTATTTTGATTATTTGTTATCTGATTTAGTGATTTATTTTTATCTTCATTGAATCTTTTAATCAATTCAATTTTATGCGGTAATACCGTATTAAGAACTTTCAAAACGGCATTTGCTCCGTCTACAAAAAAGTTAAGCACGTTAAAAAATGCCTGCTTGATCGAATCTATCAAAAAGAAAAACGCTTCTTTGAATTTTCCTTTAATCAAAAGATCAAATAATCCGAGAACTTTTTCGGAAACAAATGTTACTATCTCGCTGATCTTTGATAATATTGCATCGATTATATTCAATACTGGAACCAATACAATACTTACTTTGTCAAACATTTGCGCCAGTAGAGTTATTATTATTCTTAATGGCATTGATATTTGTGTCAAAATCATTTTTGATACAATACCCAGGACACGCATTATTATACTTATAATAGGCATAAGCATATCCAGGATAGGAAAAAGCAAATCAAAAAGACTTTCAAGAATAGGCATCATTATTTTTGCAATGTCGATTATTGCAGGAATAATATTTTCTCCAATAATAGTTCCTATTTTTTCAATAATCGGGATAAGTCTGGTAATAAATTTATTAAGCATCGGCACCGCTGCAGTATCAACAAATGATGTAACTTTTGTAATAACATCCGCTAAGATATTCATGATTGGAGTAATTAATTTGAATACCGGGACGAGTGCATTGAAAACACCTTTTAATATTGCCCCCAATCCCCCGGCAAGTTTTTTAATTATGCTTATAAAATCAGTTTGAGCGAATATATTAAGTAGTCCTGAAGTGACTTCGTTAACAACCGGGAATAATGCAGCACCGAGACGTTTCCCGAGACCTTTAACAACTGTTTCCATTCTTTCTATATTTTCGGTTAGTTCTTCGCCCGCTTTGAGAGTATCTTCAGAAAAAACATACCCGAGATTAATTGCTTCTTGACTTGTTTTTTCAATCTCTTCTCTTCCCTGGGAAAGCCATTGCCCCATACGAATCCCGGACCTGCCAAATAATTGCATGGAAATCGCAGCCTTTAATGACTGATCGGTTATTCCTTTCATCTTATCTGATACTTCAAGCAATAATTCTTGTTGATCTTTTAATTTTCCCTGATTATCCTTAACGCTTATCCCAAGAATTGAAAAAGGATTGTTTTTTCCGGCGGTACCTTCGGCTACTTTACCGACATTTCTCGTGAATAATTTTAGACCTTGATCGAGATTTTGAGTTTCAATACCTGCCAATTTCGCACCATATCGGAATTCCTGAAGTGCTTCTCCGCCAATTCCTATGTCCCTGGCTGTCTTCGCTACTTCATCGGCATTATGTGCGACAAGATTGGTAAATTCAAATACAGCCGCACCAGCCTCAACAACTCTCTCGGCGAACTTCATTATTCCCTCGCCTATTTTACTGGCACTTTCTTTAAATTCGTTGAATTTGCTTTCTGATTCTTTGAGACCTTCGTGATCTACCGAAAACGAAATTTTGTTTATTAATTGCCGAATTGTTATTCCGTCTGCCATTTATTTTATATCCTTATTCAATTTTTCTCTCATATATTCATGATAAGCACTATCTTGATCTTCTTTTCTGTCAATTATAGCATTCAACTTACACATTTCCGGGTAACTGATATGGTCTTGATTGACGAATATAGAAAAATCTTTTTCTACCAGTCGCCAAAATAACCATTCCTCTTTCATTTCATCGTCTAAGTCTCCGATACTTCCGATTCGTCTGGTTGTTTCCCTGTTTTCTTCTTCAGATTTTGAAAGATACCTGTTAGACTGATTCCCGACCCACCCACCAACTCGAAAAAAGCAAACCTATTAACCTTCATAATTTCAAAGAGTAATTTATACACCGTCAATGGTGATCTTCCCGTGAATACTTCATCGAAAGATTCTACATTTCTTAATTCCACTACCTTGAGTTTTTTTTCGGATGTGAATTGTGCTCTTGTATCATTGACCATTTGAAAGACATATTCTTCGTATTCATCTTCGGTCATCGATGATAAAACTTCTTCGAGTGAACCAATCATGCTTGACAAGTCAAGATCAAGATAACTATTAACTTTTTTGAATTCGCTCATGATTGATTTGGCTGCGGGTAATAATAATTGAGTTGTCTTCTTATCAAGCCTTATTACCGCTCTCCCGGGTGATTGGGTGATAAGAAATTTAACTCCGTCAATTTCTTTAATTTCTGTCTTCAATTCCATATATTTCTCCTATATATTTTTTTTAGACGAGATTTCCTCCAACTAATATACCTACGTTCGGCAATCTGAAATTCCATTCCCTCCCGGTAGCACTTTCTCCGTAATTTATTTTAGCATAATTTTTTATATACGCTTGTTTTGAGTATACCAATGTCGTTCCGTTTCCATCTTTGATAGTCAACGGTGCTTTTCCGGTATTGCTCTTTATGTCTGCCTCGTGAACTGCAGAAAATTGATCGTTTGTCAAAGATTGCTGCTGAATTGAAACCTTCAGATTTGCACCTGTCTTATTTGTATTTGTTCTATTTTCAGTTCCATCCGCTCCAACGTCTTCTTTGAATCCGTCTTCTTTTTCAACTTCGATAAAAGTCCCAGAAATATATCCCGTTACTGTTATTCCTCCAAAGGTCATTATTACCTGTTTCGGATCATAACTTCTTGTTTGTAGATCATTCATCTATTCCTCCTTATGCCGTAACCCGACCCTTAATTACTGTCTTTTTTATTGCTCTCGCAAGTTGTATTTCAAACTCTACGCCTTCCAATAGCCCAGCGTTCAAATCCGCATCTGATATTGCAGATTCATCTGGTACGGTCAAAGATACTATCTTTTTTATCAACCCGTTTGCAACTCCAAGTTCAAGGATTTCTCTGACTCTTCCCTCGATAACCTGTATACCCGGATTGGTCATCGGTATAATTCTGGATTGAACTTTTTCAGTAAATACATTTTCGGCGATCCTTGCCTCAAGCCAATATATCCCGGCGATTACCTCAATTGATTCTCCTGAAGCACATATTCCTTTTTCTGTATTATCAATTCCTGCGGTAGTCGTATAGATATTTCCGCATTTGCCGTTATCTGTATTCGTCGCTCCGACGATATAACCTCTTTGAGAAGATGTCAAGGCATATGCCGCTATGCCTTTAATGGTTTTACAATCCCATGATTGAGCCTTTGCCGAATCGGTTGGAAAATTGAAAGGCATACATTCGCCAATCCATCCAGAACCAAAAAGCGAACTTGTTGGATGATAACAAAGAACCGTATTATCATAATTCAACGCTTTCAATTGACTGAATATATCCCCGGTACTTGATGTTGGAATATCGGTATCAGGCGCTGTCAAGAAATATATTTTCTTTTCTTCTTCAGCCCATGCGGCAACTTCAAGAACATCGTCACTTACCGTATAAGTCGCACTTGATGTCGGATTTGTTGCTCCTCCTGTTGAAACGAATGAGGCAGACGTTATATTCCCGCTATCAAGTTCAATGGTCATAGTTCTGAAAGGAGTTGCCCCTACAGTACATTTCGCTCCTGTTATAGCCGATTCAATTGCCGTCTTTAATGCTCCCATTGTGTGTTGCATATCTGTAGTCCATGATACACCCGGAACCGCCGTTCCGTTTATAGTCGCCACAATTGTTGATCCGGTAACATAATCTCCTGAAATTGTAATAAGTCCTTTTTCAGTGCATATAACATCAAAAGCGAACCAATCATCAGAATCAATTTTGATTGCTGTAAGTGCTGCCGTCCAGTCTTCGGTCTCTGGATTTTTTCTGCCGATTCTGATATAAGAAACCTTTGGATTTTGCTGAAATATAATCTGTGCTCTTTTATATACTTCATCGGTAGTCAACCATCCATCGGCAATCATTTCGGCGGTACTCGAATATATTCTCGTACGATCAAATGCGGGACTTGTTTTGCTTGTCGCAAACTCCGCTATAATAGCAGGCGTCCCGAATGATGCTACACTCGGCGTCGATGTTTCCCTGCTTATCTGAATATCCACTCTATCTGACAAATTGCTCATTTATTCCTCCTCGTCATATTTCCCTGTAAATGATACATCCTTAATACCTCCGGTTTTATATTCAAAAATATCCGGATACTCAACCGAGATGTCCATGATATTTCTATACTCAAATAACATTCCAAGCATTTCTGAAGCGTTCTTTATATCTTGACATTTTTGAACAGCGCAATATAACGCCCTGCAAAATCTCTTGACTTCGGGAGTATACAAACTCCTTTCAATGCGTTTAAGAACGTCTCCATTCCCTTTTATTTCTTCAACCTGTATGGTCGCCTTTCTATATAACCATGATCTTTGAATCCCGGTTGTTTCATCTGCTAATCCGTCATTGATCGCCTGCCCTTCAGACATATCAATAATAGCCGGCTCTTTAATGACAATATATAATATAGAGGGAACGGGATTATTTTTCGCATCAATGATTACAGGTATTTTCGTTTCAGATTGATATCCGATTCCCGTCCCTCCGTTCCCCTGATATACTGCGGTCAGTGTCAACGATGTTTCGGTATCAATACTTTGTATTTGAGCATAATATACTGAATCATCATTGTTGTACTTTATGTATTGACCAACTTTTAAAATTGCATCCGTTATAAACTTCGTATGTATGATAGTACCGTGACTATCTGTATGATCGACTCCGATTACTTGATCTGAATCTTTTGTAAACTCGGCATAATCAGAAAACTTTGTTCTCTGATTTACCATCATATCAACTACCGGGTATAAAAAATCATCATATAGTTTCATTTTTTCTATACTCTCCGATATAAGTCTTATGAGGTAATATGCCTTTATGCAAATTAACCGCAATCAGTTCATACCACATTCCATCCGAGAATTGAATATAATCGCCTCTTGTCTGGTCTGTTTTATTCGATATATTCAAATCCTGATCCGTTATCAATGATATTTTACCGATATTCTTATCACCAATATCAAGTCTTGCTACTTGATCACTTGTCATCGGAAATGCATTCCCAATTATCGTATTACTTACCTTAGCACCCTCAACCCATCTGCCATTTATATAATTTCCCGCTTGGCTTGTTTTTATATTGTATGCTTTTGGAAACATTACCGCCATTATTCTACCGTCCTGACAACTTGATATTTAACGCTTTCCAGCATTTCTCCACTATCAATCAAAGGTCTTGATGATCCTTTAATTTCTATCGTTATTGGATGATTTGATACCCATCCGCCATCACGAATAGAATTCTTAATTTGTTCGGTCATCATAACGCCGATTCTATCAAAGAACGTTTTTAGTTCTATCTTTTTTTCAATGACCTCACCGTACCATTTGGATATACTTTCCATCAACAATGTATGATTCTTTTCAAACGCATCCCGCATGAACGGTCTTGATGGGATTGTTATCACCGCCGTATCTGCTTTTAAATGCAATCCTATCGAATGCAAATAACCTCTCATTTTATCAGTGACATCAATTCGTATTCCATATTCATTGATAAATCCACGCATTGCAATATTGCTCCGTGGATTGTCACCCCGCCCATATAGTCCCGCTTCTACCGAAAAGCCGTCAAGGTCTTTATGCTCTTTCAGGATTTTATCCCATCCTAAATCTTGAACTGTTACGGTAGAATGAACTTTTGCCTTGCTCATGCTGTCCTAACGTAAAAAGCCGTTGTCCCCGAAACGTTTACCTGTCTGACTGCCGAATATCCAGTAACATCAATATTTGTTACCGCCGAAACAGTCGCCGTCAAATCTACCCAAGTACAAGCATCGGGATTGGCAATGATATCTGCAACAAGGTTAATACAACCTTGAATTTTACCCGACCCTGTCGCCGGTGCAATAGTTGCTTTCGCTACTTTTGCATTTTGCGGGATAATTACAGCATTCCCGGTATTTGCCGATCCATTTGTTATTGAATCTCTATATTCAAAAGAATTGCCATCCCTTTGAGTCGCATATTTTGATATATATAATCCAGTCATATACGCTGAGATTGTCGCCATAATCTTCCCCTTATATTTCTTTGTCAAAACATTTTCATAGGCATAAATCTGATTTTTTTTATAACCACGATCTATATTCTTAAAAAGTAAATATTTCATATTTCAACAAAAGGCTCTTAAAAAAGAGCCTTAAATTTAAATATTATTTCTTTGTAGAAATTCCTCCAAGGGCTGTCGCTGCCGGCGCTGGCGTATTATTCCATATAATACCACGGCTATTTGAATCCCATGCACCCGATCCGGTTGATCCATCTGTCAACAACATTGTATCAGCACCTTCAAGAATAATTTTACCCTGCACAATTCCCGAAGGAATGCTGAATGCACTCGCCATTGTAACGGTTTGATTTTCCGAATCGGTCTGGAAAAGGCAATTTCTGAACTTTTGCCATCTATCAATTCCAGTTCCTGTAAGTATCTTTACAAGACTGTAAGCAGTTGCTCCAGAGTTCAAATAAGCAACTATATGGCAACAATCGAAAAGGTTTCTTGTCGCTGCATTCTTGAAAACTATTTCGTTAGGATTTGCACCTCTGCCGATTGTATCAAGTCCGATATAACAATAAATGAATGCGTTTTCAGATCCGCCGTCTATTACAAGACTTGCTGCGTTAGCAACGTTCATTGCCGCATCGCCGATACCAGATATTTCACAATTGACAAATAGATTTCTTTGCCCGGTTACTGTCATACAAACAAGACTCGTTGCATCTGCAACTCCATGGAAAAATCTTAAGTTTCTGAATATGTTGCCATATCCCGAAACCGTAAAAAGATTCATTGTCGTTGCCGAGGATAATTGCTGTATTCTCGCTCTTTTCCCGGTGAATAACGGCGCGCAATATCCGTCGAATACGCATCCATTAAGATTCCAATCCATATTAGCACTCAAATTGATTGCATCTGCGAGCCCGATCAGTGTCAAATGATCTCCGTCGACCATGACTGCCTTTGCTGCCGTAAGTGTCTTGAATGCCGATGTCGGCGTCTTCCCCTTATTTGTATCTTTCCCGTCCGTCGGATCAAGAAAATATTCTTTGTATTTCGATGATTTTATTCCCGCACTTCCGAAAAATTGCAAACTGCCATCTGTATTGAAAATGGAATAATTTCCGCCTTTGTAATCGCCGAAAACTCCAGCCCTAAACCATGCCTGTTGATCCCAAAACATATTTAACTCCTTAATATATATTGATATTCAGTATTCCGCTACTCGGATTATACTTATTAACAATGCCAAACGTTGTATTCGCTCCATCCCGCAAGGAAATCAAATCCTCCCCATATTTTGTCATCTTCAAATAATCATCGCCGTACTTAGTACTTTTTTTCCCGAATGCGATAGATTGATCCCCTTCATGCATTGATTGCGTTGTCCCTGCTGATCCCGGAAATGACAATTCGTGTTGTCTTAATACGAGCGTATGTGCCGCCCTTAATGCCACTGCGATCGGATATTTATCTGCTCCAAACCATTGCATCGCAGTCCGGGGCTTTGCCATGTCAATATGAATCTCCCTGACATTCTGATCGAAAGGTGCATCGAACTGCGGGGCTATCGCTGATAATACAACGCTTATATCAAGGCTCATGTTACCTTCTCAAATCTTCTGGTTTTTTAGGTGATGCAATCCTTTCCTGTGTCGGAGCGGTCTCGATGAATTCTATTTGTTCAATAATAAGGCTTCTGTAGTCCGCTTTTTTGTCTTCTTTTTTCCATTTGTTCAACAATTCAACGTCATAACAATCTTTAATATATTTTTCTTTTTCATCGGATGTTAATGACTCAAAATTGGATAATGGATCAAGATATTGGGATTCTTCTGCCGCAATGTCTTCAAGTATTGCGTCATGAGCAGACTCAAACTCATCAACTTTCTTTTTGGCTACGGTTAAGTCTTCGCCCTTTAATCTTTTTGCCTTTATTTTGCGTTTGAGTTTTTTAACTTCTTCGATTTCTTTTGCAAATTCAGTTTCATCTTTTTCGATTTTTGCTTCGATTTTCTTATCTACATCCTTTTTGATCTCGATTAATTTTCCCGAATCGAGTTTTGCCTTTATGCCAGAATGACGCTTGAATTGTGTCCATAACTCTGTCGGGATTTCATTGATACCGGGGATAAGCCTTACCGTACTTGATGTCTTTGAGTCTGCTCCTGCCTTCTTTGGCATAACCAAAACTCTGTCATCGGTATTGTTAATAAGCATATTCAACTCCTATGTTTTTTTTAAAAGATCAACGATCTTTTATTTTCGTTCGTCAAAGTATTTCCAATGGTAACCGCCAGATGTTTTTATTCTTCCCGCACAACAATTTGATATATTACTATATGTTATTTTATAACATTTTGCCGCTTCTTGTATTGTGTCAAAAATAAGTCCGGTATCAATATTTATAACTTTTCTTGCCCTGCCACTATCTTTACCAGCACATTTGCCTTTGCGTCCTTCACTCATTTTTTTGAGAGTTTTTTTTGAATAAGCATTTATAAGTCCTTTATTCCATGAAGGTTTACCAATTTTATCTCGATTCATATTTTTTTGAGAACCGTTTAATTTTAAACCTTTATTCCATGCTGGTTTGCCTTTTTGTGCTTTACTTATTTTGCGTTTTATTTTTTCAGACAAATGCTTGCCAGTCCAATATCCTTTTCTGCCTTTAGCAATCTCGCTTAAATGAATTTTCATTTTTGCCGTCAACTCATTTCCGAGTTCTAAATTGTATCCATTGTTAATACTATCAAAGAGCGTAATAAAATATTTTTCTTGCTCAAGCATTTTGAACTTAAAAATATTTTCATCAGATTCTTTTATCTCCAATAAAACATTAAATTCAAAATTGTCTTTGCCATATTTTATTATATCCAAATATAATGGATTGGCATTATATTTGTGTGTAGATGGAGTCAAATGGTAAGATTTCCGATGTTTAAAATTTGTTGTTTGACCAACATATTTCTTACCATTTACTCTGCATACTACTTCGTAAATACATCCTTCAAATTCTTTATTCATAATATCACCTCTAAATATTTTTTAACATATTTAAAGATAAAAATAAAGAACTATTTTAAATATCATCCCCTAATGCAAATCTCAGATATTGTCACTAAAACTTACTGATAACGGATAATAGATAACCGTCCCTGCGCATTTTGCTTCGGTCAATACTTCAAATCCATATCCTTCTTGAGTCGGAGGTAATTGTGTATATGGAAGTGGTATTTTGAAAGCGAGATTATTCCTATCGAGTGGATAACAAATCATTCTATCAGATCCGCCTGCGCCCGCTCCATGAAGATCGGGAAGCCAATCAACTCTTTTGATATGAACGTTGTTTTCAAGGAACCATCTTAATATTGATGCCTGTGCCAATTCGGTAACTGGCGTATTTTTGATAAGTTCGTATTGATCGATTGGAAGTAACAACGTATCGGGCTCTTCAACGCCGTTTGTGATACTTATTACGGTTGAAACCAATCCATTCAAATCTTCGAGTATTTCAAGCGGTGTCTTGTTTGAAAATTCCGGGTCTCCGCTTATTCCATCCGGTGTTACATATTCATTGATTCCGGGATAATCCAACATCGATGAAATATGATAATCCGAATCTCCTGACCATGCGAGTCTTTCAAATTCTTGTTCAATCGCAAGTTTTGCCGATTCTGCCCTCTTCATATCGAGAGATTTTCCGGCAAGTTTTGAACTTCTTATTTCATCCCTGGAATATCCGAAAGATGATCCGATCTGATATACCTTGACGTATATTTCTTCGCCGAATACATCGACTCTCGGAGAACTTTGCGAATAATTCGAGATGATCTTTGCCCGACCTCTTTTGGTATATTTCTGATATGCTACGTGCTTAGCACCCGGATCGTCCGAGGTGTCAACTGGTAACAATTCGGCATATTTCAATTTTTTGAATTTCGTATCATATGTTCTTGATTCGATGGAAACCAATTCTTTCAAAAAGAAAGCGGACAGGTTCACATCGTCAAACATTACTGTTCCATTCACGGCATGAAACGAATCAACCATTTGTTGATTTTCATCGTAAAACGCCTGTATATCTTCGTCCGTTACTCTTACACTTAATGGCATTTTCGCCCTCCTGTTATGACCATGTTCTTTCTGTGTGGAATTTTACCATCCCTCTCAACTCAAGGGCTGCCAGATAATCACTTCCGATCAATTGCATATCTGATCTGAAAATGGCATTGCAAGAATCTCCGGAAGTATAGAAATATCCGAGTTTTGAATCTCCTGAAGTTGCCATAATGTAAGCAACCTTATCTGCAAGGATAGTGCCCTTCACGTATACTGCAACAATTCCTTTTTCAGCAATATTGATATCCTGATTCTGGAAATACTTCGCATAAGCCGCCGCTGCATTGAAGGCAACGTCTTTTGCGGAATAGTATGATATTCCAAGAAATACTTGATCCGATTGATAAGTTGCTGTGATTGTAACGGCGGATCCGCCAGAAACAACGCCAGAAGAAACGCTTGTCGCGCCTTTTGCTCTTATCAAAAGAGTCCTATTCGTTGCGTCCTCTGGATCAATTATACAATCATAATATTTTGTATCGCCATGTCCATCGACAAAAGTAGCGGCTTTGACTTTAGCGGCTAATGCTTGCATCGCTGCCAAATGGGTAGTCGCAAATACGACTGCGGTCAATGCTACTCCGTCTACCGTGAGTACGGTCGAATTGCTGGCTGACAAATCGCCAGAAAATACCAATTTTGTGGTATCGAGTTTGTAATTCCATGCCTTTGATTCATCTCCGGTATAACCACAAACTGGCTTACCGAAAGATATGTCCTCCTGCGCGGCTCTGGTTCTTACGGAAAATACTTCCTGATTTTCTTCAGTCGATTGACCTGGAATCCAGGAATCCATATAATTATATGCTCCCATATTTTACTCCTTTACCTGTTCTTTTGGTTTTGTATGACGGTTTTCAAGTTCTTCGATTTGGCGTTGATAAGCGTCACGTCTTAATTCGGCTGCACTTTTTACGGGCTCACTTGAATCGTTCTTTGTTTTTCCGGGGACGTCAAAAACCTTTGTTTTGTTGTTTTTCGCCGGCTCTTCTTTCATTGTCAAAACTATAGTGTCATACATCGCATCAATATAGACCTCGTCCTTGCCGTCGAGTTTAACTGCCGGTATTTTTTTCTTGATAACCTCTTTTTTGATTTCAAGATTTGACATATCCTTCTCGTCTTTTTTGACGGTGATTTTCAATTCATTGGCAATCGAAAGAACATTCATTCTTTCATTAACGAGTGACTGTATTTGTTCATCGCTCATTACTGAATCTTTTTTGACTTTGTCTAATTCTGCTTTCAGAGCATCTCTTTCACCCTGAACTTTTGAATTGTTAACAGTCATTTCATCGACCTTTACCTGCAATGTCTTTGCGTTGTCGCTTGCAAGGGTATAAGCCTCAATGACCTTTGCCTCTGCATCGTATTCAACGCCATCAATCTTAACCTTCTTTAATGGCATATCTGATCCTCCTTTATATTTATCGCCTTCAGAGGCGAGATCAAATTCATCATATATTGAACAATTATCATCCGAATCAAAAATCATCTTAGCCAAATCTCCGGCTCTTGCCCGTGGTACTGTGGCGATATGATTATATCTGATTTTTCTTTGAACAGCGTCATATGGCATTCCAAGGAAGTTCCCCGGAGTGAAATCAAGGTCTGCTTTATATCCGCAGGACATATCCCGTTTACCGTTCTTTACTTCCTGTATTGCATTTTTTTCTGTTATTTTAACTCCGACGCTTACTGCATAATGGTCATGTTCAACGTCTTCTTTTGTTTTTCCTACTTCCAATTCATGCTTATTTGTTTCATCTACAAGCCCGGTTTCATATTTTGTCAGATCTGGATGAGAATTGGTTATTGAAATGTTTTTCAACGTATTCAAAGAGTTTTCATCGAATACTTCTTCAGGCGGTCTTAATTCCCTAATAACGGTTCCGTCTTTTTGTCTATATTGGAAAACTCCGATATTTGTGACAATCGGTTTACCTTCAATTGATCCGTCTGAGTTAACAACCATTTTTTTTGAAAGATTCTTTTGCGTTTCATCCAGTATATCGATATGATTTACGCTTATAATCGTTTCGCCGTCATCTTTTGCAACGGTTAATTTCAAATAATTGATTTTATTATCATCGAGATATTTTTTAACTTGCTCCGGCGTAAACTGACTTTTTGAAAACTCCATGGATTGAATATCTTCAATTCCGGTTTCTGCAAGTCTGCCTTTTGTGCAATATACACCGGCTACGCCTTGAATAGATTCTTCATGGAAAGTGCCGCCTTCAAAGTCATTTAAATTTCTGATAAGAACTTCATGACAATAATTTGAATCGTGAATATCTTTATTTTCTTTTGCAATCCATTTGCCGTCTTTATCTTTTTTATAATATTTTTTTACTTGCTCCCATGCTATAGACGCAGCCGAACTTTTATTGTCTTCATTTTCTTTATCGTCCGGATGCGCTTCAGTCCATTTTTGACGAATATTTGAATAAGTTGCATTAAGCATTTTTTTCAAACCTTCAGGAGCGTCTTTTGGGACATTCGGCATGGTATAGCCAGTGCCATATTCGTCATTTAAGGTTTTAACAAAATTTTCGATATTCATTATTTGCCTTCTTGATAATAATTATCTTCGCCCATCTGTTTTAGTCGATTAAGTTCTTTCTCGAGTTCGTCAACGTGTTCAGTCTCATCTTCAAGCAAATCAAGAAGTAATTCCTGGGTATCATAATCCGATGCATCATCACAAATTTTTATGCCTTCGCGATATTTAAGTACCATTTCATTTTCTTTTTTAAGGTTATATGTAAGTTGATCTTTTATGTCTGGAGTTTGATTAATTGTCCGGGGAGTATTCATCTCGGGGACGCCTTCAAGGAAGTATATTCTGTCAATAAGTTCTTTTGCATGTGAGGATTCGTCCTTATGTAGATCACCAAAAAATTTACCAATTTTTTTAAATCCCATGCTTTCGTAAAGATGTCTTACAATCAAATATTCATCATGGCTTTCGTTTTCAAAAACTAAGGCTTGATTCAAAAAAGATATAACGTTTTGATTTCCCTGCATTTCAACTCCTAAAAATAAAAAAAGGGAGAAGCGATGTCGGTGATCATCGATTCTCCCTATGGTTCTTTTACCTATTTGAGAGGATTTCTATGAAAATGATTATGTTACTTCAAATAATATCACATCTTTTATTTTTTTGTCAAATAAAAATTATTAAAAAAATAAATTATTTCAAATTTGGTTCTATTTTTTCAATATCTTTCTCTCCAATACGCTTTGATTCGTGGATTTCAATAGATACTTTGTCATATCTCGCTTTAATGAGTATATCTCCGTATTCCAATCCCTTGATTGCCTCTTCGAGTTCAACCTTTTGTCTATCTGTCAAAATCATAAATCAAATCCTTTTTCGTTCCAATTCTCCGTATTTATTTAACAATGATATAAATTCTAAGTGCTTTATTTTAATTTCATATTCTATTTTTTCCGCTGAGGTCGTTCGTAATGGTATTCTTTCTTGATGATATTTAGACCTATGCTCATCGCTACAAAATTGTTTTTGTTTCCTACCTTTTTCCCTATCAGGCAATTCTTTACCACAATATTTACATTTCATCGGTTCTATACCCCTTTATATCAGTACTTTCAGTAACTCCAACGAGTGCCTGGCAATCAATACAAAGTATTTTGTCCTTTTTTATTTTTTTCCCGCATTCCTGACAAAAATTTTCGCTATTTGACATATTCTTCTTCCAATTTCTTCAAATAAGGTGATTGTCTTAATTTTTCACGTTCTTCTTTCTTTAATTTACGTAATTCTTCATATTCTTCATTACTCAATTCGATTTCTTTAGGAGCACTACTTATGCCATCAGAATAAAATTCATTCAATTCTATGGTATGAACTATATACCATTCTTCTTCAAGTTCATTTTTTTGTCTCAAATATTCTGCTTCATCTAAAACAGCTAATACACCATTGTCATTCATCCCTTGACCGCCACAATCTTCTATTACATATAATTTCATTCTTTTTTACTTTTCATCTATAAATTGCAATATATTCAATATTTTTTGTTTTGTTTAAATCAAAATATTCAGGAGAAATCAAAAACATGGTTTTTTTGTAAAAAATCATTATGCCTATTATTTTCCCATAAGAATCTTTGGTCGCGTCACCCTCATAGAATCTTCCTTTTTTCAAAGTATAACGATTGCCCTTATATTTTTTTTTCAATAAATATTTCCCATCGCCAAGAATAATTTTATCTTTCATTCTTTTCCTCTTATAAGCGATCGCTTTTCAATTATCAAACATTCTTTATTTATTAATCTATTATATTCTTTCTCAAGTCTATAATATTCATCTCTACTCGGCGTATGCGATAATTGTATTGGAAACCATTTCCATTCATAAGCGAATCTTTTGTTTTTATCTGCACATTGTGTTTTATTTTTCATTTTGTCCCGCTTTTTTAATCGGACTAAAGTTTTGCATATAATGATTTTCAGAAATAAAAAATAAATAACCATTAAAATTATATGGGACAAATAATAGCGCCCTATTTAATTTATTATTATATTTTTTATCTGGTCTATTTTCTCTTGTCTGACAAATCATTCTTCACCTGCCTGATTATTTTCAGATTCATTGTCTATGGATTCAAACACGGCTTCGGCATAGCAACGACAATTCTTGACAATAATATTTTTTTTGGTTATGCTATACCATGATAAATCATTTTGAAGGTTGTATATATGAACAGAAGAGTTTTCACAAATGATCTTCTTGTCAATGCGGAGAAACTTATGCTTTCTGGGAAAAATATCAATGAAATTGCTGAAATCATGGGAGTTGATCGCGGTAATCTTTCTTTTAATCTCAGGGAAAAAGGCATTTCTATTATTCATCATTATAGAGAGGCTTGCAATAGAAAGCATTTTTCTGAAAAAGAACTTATCACGGAGTATTTCAAAGGTGAAAGTATTCTTAGCCTTTCCAAAAAATATAATATTTCCCGTAAGACCATTACTGATCGGTTCATTGAAAATGGAGTTAAGATTAGAAATGGTTCTCAGGCTAATTTTATCAGATTCCAAAATATGTCCTTCAAAGAAAAGCAAAAGCTTTGTGAAAAAGCAAATAAAGTTAAACGAGGAAAACCCGCTACAATACATAGTCGTGAAGGATATGCTCGAGCCGCTCAAAAAACTAAGCATTTGATTGGCGATGGAGAAGAATTTCTCAATATCGAATTGCTTAAGAATGGATTTAAAACTGTCCCCCAATTTGCATTCCATATCTATAATGTCGATATCTTGGTCGGGAATGCCATCGCCGTGGAAATCTTCAATAAAAGTTTTTCTTTTAATCGGTTCATAAAAATTAGCAAAAAAATCAAAGGTTTGCTTGAAAGTGGATATTCCGTTTTTATTATTATTTTTAGAAATATCGATTGCCTTAGAACAAATATTAAAAATATTATCGCCGATATTCAAATTTTGAGCAGCAACCATAACGCCATCAGCCCTCAATATAGGGTGATTCGGTGTACACGTAAAATCAGTCTTGCCAAAAATAAATTGAATCAGTTCACCAACATAGTTACGTCTGTAGATTTTTTGTATAGGGACGTAACTTCTGACTTCCGTTTGCCCTAAAAAACAATTTATTGCTGATCCGGGCTGTCCTTCAGCCATTTCCGAAGTTCTTTGTGTCCAATTATCCGCAAGTGCATCTTCTAAGGTATCTGCATAAACCGTATCGTCATCCCATGAACAATATTTCCCATCCATTAAATAATGATTATCACCTTCTTGAGGATCAGGGAATTTGCCAGATGGGTCTCCGCGGACTCTTTCATCTTCCATTGTCCTCCAAATATACGTGTTTATCCCCGCATCTTGCTGCCTTGCCTTTGTATAATCCCCGTTTAATTTCGCTGTCTGATCTCTTGCAATAAGTTCTGATCGATAACCTTCAAATGTTTCATCTATCTGACTAATTTTTTCGGTTAATGTACTTGCACTTTCATTATTTTTATATCCATAGAATAACGTATTTTCGATATTTTTTCTATAGTCATTTGTAAGATTCTTAATCAATTTGACATTTCCAAATATCCATGATTTCAATATTGCATCTTCGGATATTCCGCCTATTGGATAGGGTATCCCGACCGCCTTTTCAAATATCTTTTCAAATTGTGTTTTATTAAACACTGCGAGTGACAATCCAAACACCATTAACATCATTTTCAATTTATCTTCATCGATGTTAAATATTTTATTTTGTTCATTGTCAAAGTCATCTTCTAAATCTTCAAGATCGGCTTCGGGATCATCTTCGTCAATTATCCCCCTGCCCTTCCATGACGAAATAATGCTATATACTTTTTTGTCGGTAATGTCTTTGAACTTATTAAATATGCTTTTAACCAATGTTTCATATTGCTTTTGATATGCTATTGGATTTATTCTTTGCTTCGGATGTTTATATTTATGTCGTGGATTTGTTTTTTTATGATGTTTGATGATTTCCGCAATAATTGATTTTTTATCCATGTGTATGCGCCTTATTAAATCTTAATTTTATATTTTATTTTTTTCAATCTATCTTTATCTATTTTAATCAAATCATTAGCAATTCCAAATTGAATTATTTTTTTATGATGTTTGATAATTTCTGCGATTGATTTCTTATCAGTCATCAATAGCCTCAAATTGAATTTCCATTATATTATCAAATATTTCTGTCATTTCCTCATTATCAGATTTCCAATTCTCTTTAATCCATTGCTTATATTCTGGATTAGATACTCCGCCATTTTTCGCCCATTTCTTTTTGAGATTTTTTGGCATTGGAATTTTTTTCATTTTCGCTATTGATAATGAAAAAGTTTCTTTGTGCCTACCACTTCCCGGTCCGCCATCAAAAATATTATCAAATCTTTTTTTCAATCTATCATAAAATCCGTCTTTTTTTGTTTTTGCCTTAGTCGGTTTCCCGGGGAATCCGTTATTTTTGGATTCTTCAGTCAAATCTGGGTCTTCCAATACCTTAATTGATTTGCCGGATGCTCCCGCAAGGGACTCAATACCCGAAAGGCTTTGATTCTCTTTTGGATTATCAGGGTTTTCATTCAATCCCTGCCCTGGAAGCATATTCGGAGGTATCACGGGTTCTGGCTTTCCCGGAGCCTCCATTTGTTCGATAAGTTGCGTATCAAATGAATATCCATTCTCAAATCTTGATGTTCTTACTTCTTCTTCGTTCAATACTCCAGTATCATTGGTGTATATTTTATCAATTTGCGCTTGAACCAATTGATTTGCAAGTTTTTCTTTTTCTGACATTTGTTTCAATGGATTGAACTCTACAATAGGCTCTTTGACTTTCTTCTTTATCTCTTTTGATGCGTTAATAATATCTACAAGCGTTTGAATCTCGGGCTTCAAATAGTTTTCTTGATCCGATTTGACTGCATCGTCATAATCATCCTGGTCATTTTCTCCCGTTGCATTTAATCCGGCTGCCGATCTTCCGAATAATTTCGTTACTGGCGTATTTGATACACCTGAAAGTAATATCATATATCTATCAAGGAGTTCCGGTAATCCTGAAACGCCGACCGAATCCCTTGTAAAGTCCTCTCCGTCTGCATCGAGGATATAAGCATTTATTATTGATTTTCCAAGATCAATAATATCGAGCATTTCCATTACTTTATTCGTCCCGTCATCTTCGGACATTATTTGAGCCAAATTCTTTACTTTATATTTTCCCATTGTGAATTCATAGAGCAATTTCACTATATGATTTACTCCGGCTGCAAGGTTTTTCAAATCCGTCCATATTGGCTGAATACATGACATCCCCCAAAACCACCACCTGGTAGACATCATCCATTCTGGGACTTCAAGACCCTTGAAGATTAAAACTCTTGATCTGTGGACATTATATGCTGCCGACCATTGCGGAAAAATCGTATAGAATTCAGGATTGCCATAATTAGGATCTTCCGGGTCCTGCATGAAATTGAAGTTTGTCATATATACCCGGACACGGTCATATACTCTTAGATAATCGACGGATTTTATTTTATTCATATCGACCGGTTCTTCCAGTTTACCACCGTCATTTATTCCCATGACTATCAACGAGCCTCCAAAATGTCTTCTCCATTTCAGAGCCTTATTAAAAGCATTGGCTGATTTTAATTTTACCAATTTGTTGAATAATTCATTATCAGTATCGTTTTTGATCTTTATCCATTCCCGGGTAGAATCATCGGCAAAGCATGAACTTATTTTTTTCGCAAATCCATCGCCTACCCATAATTCGGAAAGTAGCCTATCATCAAGCCAGGTATAGCCTGAAAATGAAGTATACGCTGATTTGTCGCCTCTCGTTCCAAGTCCTGTGAATAGATTCATCCAGTTATCGTGATGCGGGACTCCCGTTCTTTTGAAGTTGTCGAGTTCATCTATTTTCGTAGTTGCCGTTTGCTTCTTCGGGCGCTCAGTAGGTTTGACAACAAAAAAGGTTTCTTTATTTTTCCTGTCATTGGCATCGGCAATCATCCTTTCGGGATTGCATCTATAATATTCCTGTTTCGTTTTGAACTCTGATAATTCTTTGTTTGTCATAATAATCCTTATAAAATTGTAACATCATTTTCATCATACAATAACATTGTCCCGTCACTCTTTTCTATTTCATAAAATATTATTGAATTTTTTTTTTCTATTCTAATATAAATATTTTGAATAATACCTTCATAATTATAATTTTTTATGTCCCATCCTTTTCTTTTGTACCAATCTTCTTTAATTTCAACTTTTTTATTTATTAAATTTTGATAATAATTTAATTCCATTTTTATCATTTCCCCTTTATATATTTTTCAGTCAAATCTTTACCAATTGCCATCCACCCATGCAAAATGCGGAATATCATCATCGACAATAACTTTTTGACCTGTTTTAGTATCCAATAATGTTACTTGCATTTTATACCTCACATATATTTGAATAAAGTTTCAGTGATATTTTTTATTATTATTCCTTCTCGTTTTATGAGAAAAGAAAGATTGGCTTCTTTTAATTCTTCGTTCGCTTCTCTGATAATATCAGATATGATTGTATTTTTTAATTCAGTCAGGAAAAACCTTCGAAGCAAGTTTCTTGCCGTCCCGCTTCGCTCTCTACCAGGTTTTACCCAAGCAATATCTGAATCCGACTTCAATGTCATAGCTTCATCCCTTTCTTCATCCGAGCCAAAACCACCGATTGATTTAAATCCCAAATTATTTCTTGGCGATTCGAACATGTGAAATACTGTGACTCGGTCAGGAATTTTGATTAAAATCTGTTGAGCCATTAAATCACAACCTCTCGCATCACCAACAACAAAATAATGAGACTCATCATTCATAGATTCGATTAATTTATTCTTATAATGAGTCTCAAATTCTTCTTCAGTTAAATCTAAATGCCCTGATACAAAATATATCATACTACAACCATTCCTTTTATATATTATACTTTTTTGCCGCTCAAAAATCAATAACAATATTTATTTTTTCCATCTTCGACGAAATGCTTCCGCTCCGGCTGAAATTAGAATTTTCCCCATTACCGAACAAATGTCACTTGCGTCATCAGGTTCCATTCCCTCGTTGTACTCTTCAATTTGTGCAATAAAATCAGGGTCTGTTTCTGGTGTCCAATCTATCATATCCCAAAAACCGTTCTCTTTCAAATGATTTAATATTTTAATATGCTTATTCATATTTTCATGATACGCAATTACAGGTATTCCCATAGTTGCCAATTTGTCAGTAACAAATCCTTTATCATCATTCTTTTCAGAATAGATCGTTCCTATTCCGTATTTTTGATGTAATGATTTGATTTCGTCATATAATGTTTTTATGTTTTCAGTCCATACCTTCCCAAATCCCTGATAACGACCATTTTCTTTTTTTGATATAAAGACAAGGGCATTAGTATCTGTGCCTTCATATTTCTTATCAATCCCGCCAATACCATTTTTATACCTGAATTCCCATGGGGCATATTTTGCAGGAGAGAAGATGACATCGTCCGAAGCGACAAGTTCCAATTCATAGTTCGCCGCAAATGAAACATGACTCATTTTACTTTTCTTTTCCAATATTTCATTTTCAGCCATCAATTTCGTACTATAAACATCAAATCTTAATGGATGCGGTATGCCCGGCGATATCCAAGCATCCATCTTATGCCAGGGTGTCCCAATGAATCCGCAGGTCCCATTCGGTGCCAGAATATTGTTTACATATTCTTCGAGCATTACTTTTGTTTTTTCTCTGCAGGCTTTCGATAATCTATCATCTATTGTTACAAAGTCATCAAATATTGCTCGTTTAACGTGAGATCCCACCGATGAAGTCATGACCGAAAATGCGTTTATATTTCCTTCCCTCGTTACCGTTTTCTTGAAACTAAATTCGATTCTATCATTTTTATCCCCGGTGAATTCCGGTACTTTGCCATGAAACGCCTTGAATATTTGTTTGATTTCTTCTTTCTTCATCAAAGTTGAAATATTTTTGATACATTCTTCCGCATCGGTTTGAGTTTTCCTTATTATGCCGATAGTTTCTTCCGGATGGAATAACATCCAATATATTGTCCCAATAACAGTAATTGCAGTCGTTTTGAATGAATATCTATGCCCTTGTAATGCTCGACTTTTTTTACCGTTCCAAATGTATTTGATCCATTGTGAATGAATCTCGGTTAACCTATCATATCCGACAAGATTTCCCAGGATGTGGGGGTGTTCTAATATTTTTAATTTGTCTGATTCAGAAAGTGAATAGATTTTAACGCTCCATCAAACCAAATCTTTCCTACTTCTTGTTGTAGGTTTATTTGACGATTGTCTGGGCTGTTTATTCCCGTTTTTCAATATTTCTGTTATTTCTTCGTCGTTATAATCATCGAATTCATCTTTCTTGCATATGCTTTGTTGAAATCCACATTCCGGACAATATCTTGCATTATCATCAATCATAACCTTACATTTTTTGCATGGTATCATTTTTGAAGTTAATAACATTGAATATAGGACGAGACCAATTACAACACCGACAAAAATAAACGCAAAATCTGTTATTATTATACCTATCATAATTATCCTTCAATCATCAGTTAATTCTTATTTTTAAACTTCCATCCGTTTTGCAAATGGAATATCACTTATTTTACTCTTTTTTTTAAAGCCAAATATCTTTCTGAAAAGTGTTGGCTTGACAAGGAATATAAATTGCCCTGGCGATATACTCAATACTCCGAAAAATCGGTAATGATGACCTTTTGCAAACTCAGTTATCTGGTCGATAATAAAAAAGAATGAAAGTTCATAGGTATTGCTACCTTTTTTCAAAATAACTGAATCAGAATGCAATGTCCCTTTGTGATCTGATATGGATATTACAAGCAAATCTTCATCGCCCATCTTCTTGAATTGCATAGAACATATAATAAGATCGCTTTTTCTTTTTACCGTATTCATGTATATCGGGGTTTGTGGTTGTTCAGGATTTTTTATTGGTTCTTTACTTTGCTCGATTTCCTTTATTACTTCATCGTTTGTTTTCCCTAACATTTCTTTCGTTTCCTGAACATCAAATGTTTTTTTGATTGCAGTCGCATTCTTTGGAATGTTCTCGTCGATTTCTTTTTTTTCTAAAATAATTTCTTTGTCGCTCATGATTTTTTTCTCCTAAAATTAAAAAAGCAGGCAACCATAAAGTCCGCCTGCCTTCTTTGAAAGTTTATAAAAAGAGGTATAACTATTACATCGTATCATATTTTATTTATTTGTCAACATTATATTGTTTTTATCGTTATTTTCCTTATCAAATCCATGTTTTTTTTCAAACACTCAGACGGGAAAATTGTTGTAATAACTTTCATAGGCATGCCCGCATTTAAGACAAATCAAGGCAAAACATTTCTTATTCATATTTTTCCTTCCTTTCTAATTTAAAATATTCTCCCGTTTTCTCCAAATGCTTTACAAAATATTTTTTTCTTTGAATGTGTAAAAATATCATATGAATTATCAAAGCCTGGGACAGCATCGCAGAGTAAATTATTATCTTTGCCATAAATCATAATATACGGCGTATCATTTCTGATAACAAATCTCTTTCCATCCGGTAAAATAGTTTCATTAATTTCAATTTTATTTTCTATCAATATTTAATTCCTTTCTTTAAAAATACTACTTCTTATTCAAAAACATTTCAAGTAAAATAGGGGAGTGGCCTTATATATTTACATGCCGTAATATTTCTCATAGTGCATAAACAATTTTTATAATGCGGACAATGTCGAACAACTCTCTTGATTTTGCCGTTGAAGATTTCATTTGCTTTCAAAATGCCCTTAACCTTGCAAATATTTTCAGGATTTTTATTATTGTATTGTTCGATTTGTTCAAGCCTGGTCATTTGTTTTTTTCCTGCTTTTTTCTTGCATGCGGGCATGATGAACAAAGTAATGGCACGTTACATGGCTTACCGGTTAATTTACATACATTTTTTTGTTTCATTTTTGACCTCCATTATAATATTTTTCTGGCATTGCGGACAATATCGATAATCAAATTCTATTCCTGGAAATACTTGCTTGATGGATTTTTCACAACGAGGACAAATTATAGTCATTCTCGATTCCTATATTTATTCCCGACCTTCGCTATCTTCATTTTTTAAGTCCTCCCTTTGTCCAAAAAACTTCTTAAGGTTATTTTCAACGTCTTCAGGAATATTATGATTTATATCGAACCGGTCCCGCCATCCCAATTGCTTCAAACTGAATATCGCTTGAGAAGTATTTAATTGATTCGTGAGTGATCCTCTTTCGAGCATTGTTTCTTTTTTTTCTATTATTTTTTTAATAGAATCCGCCAATTCCGGGAGTTCGTATAATGTTTGTTTCCTGATATCATTCAGATATGCAAACTCCGCTATTATAGGTATTTGTGTGTCTTTGCAATATTTTTCGAGTTTTTTCTTTATTTCTTTTATCTTTTGTGGTGTATATTTTGTCACTGGATGCCCGACTCTATTTGGATATCTTATTCTTTTTGGCTTTTTTTTAGGTTTCATGATTTATTCTCCTTTATCATTATCAAGGATTGTTTAAAAAATGATTCTTTTTGTAAACGTCCATTAATATCAAACCAAATACAACGTATGGGATTTTCTTGATTGCTTACATATTCTATAGTCATATAAATACTTTGTTCTCGTAATTCTTCACTGCGAAGCATTACGACATCGCCTTCCTTAAATTTTGGCATAATATTCTCCTTAATTTTATATTGTTACATCTTGTTTATTCATCTTGAAAATTACCCCAATTAGGCTTAATGCAAAATTCATCCGGTAGACATTCATTCCCAAATAGTTTTATTTTATTTGCGGCTTGCCGTAAATCTATTTTAACATAAAATGGCTTTTTTGCTTTTCTCAATATTTTTACGGTTTTATCGAGAAAATCATTCCAGTCGATATTTTTGTCCAATCCCTGATAATTGTTTATTTTCCCAACTTTATATATGTCTATCCATTCCAGGGATCTTTCAATCATAGATATTGATTGTTCGGGTATTATTACAGGCTCAAAACTCGCCCATGTTTTGATATTATTTTGTTTTAGGGTTTTTAATGCTCGGATTCTTTCGTCCGGAAGACTTGCTCCGGGTTCCCATTTCAAAGAATCTTTATCGTTATCGAATGTCAAAGTCATTCCGATCTGGATATTTTCTACGAATTTCTTGATAATATCCATATCGTTTAATACGTCTTTTGATTTTGTCAGGATTGCCGTGGGTATTTGATATTTTTTGAATAATTTCAATGCTTCCCGGGTGAGTCTTAATTCTTTTTCAAGACTATTGTATGGGTCGCTCATGAATGATAATAATACCTGTTCATTTGAATTGACATAACGTTTGCAATCTTTTTCGAGTTCTTGTATGACATTTCGACGGGGATTGATTGTTAAATAGTCCTCTCTTTTTTTGTAATTGATTGCGGGAGCAAAACAATAGGCACAACCATGGTTGCATCCGAGATATAAGTTACAAGCGAGCGGACTGTATTCCCTGGCTTTGTTCGTTGGTTGATAAATAATACTCATAAAAAACCTCTTTCTTTCCTATTCAGGATTAATTTATTATATTACAAATTTAATATAATTTCAAATCAAAAATGCAAAATAATGCTTTTTTTCTGTGATTTCGATGTAATTTATTTCTTTGACGTCCTTGACCTCGATTTATTGAAATGTTTTTTTAAAAAAAATGATAAATATAATACATTTTTGTTTTTTTTATAACAAATACATTTATCTTCTACTTTAAACCCAGAATCTTCAGCTAATTTATTTATAAAATCTACATAAATAGATTCAAATTTATCAAATCTTTCATTTTTATCTATCTCTATATCAAAATATTTTTTAAAATCAATATTGCTTTTAATTTTTAGCGCCATTGGCAATCCATCTGTAATTGATAAAATAAAATTATTTTTTTTTATTTTTATTATTTTAAAAAAATGCTTTAATTCTAATGCAGGAGTCCCTTCATCGTCAAAATCTATAAGATCAAAATCAATATTATCGCCAAGTTTTTTTTCTATAAAATCAATGGCTTTATAATTAAAATCACAATATTTTTGCTGATCATTTTTAATATTTTTTTTAAAAATTATATTATAATAAGATGATAATTGTCCTCTTCCTGCATATAATTCTATTGATTTATCAAATTTTTGCAAATATTTTATCAAATATAATTTGTTACCTAATTTTTCTAAACATAAATTAGGGGAAAATTCATCGTTATAATGATCGATTTTATCTTTATATTTATCTCTATTTTGAATACCAACAATATTAAAATCTATACTTGGCATTTCAATCCTTATTTCTTTTTCCCATTCAAATTTTAAATCAAAATCCCATTCGCCTACATGTTCGTTATCTTTAATATTTATTGCCTTTAATTCTGCATTAGTATAACCGATAAGCCTTTTTGCACTTGTTTGTTGTATTCCAAGTTCTTTCAATGCCATTGATAATTTATTGCCAAATATTACATTATTATTTTCATCTATTCCAATCGATCTCCATGTTCCAAATTGTTTAATGGATTTTTTTAATGATTCAATTTCTTGTTTTATTTTGTTCGTTTTCCGGGGATTCCCGAAGGAATATTTTAGATCAGATATCTGAGTTGTAATATCTTCGATTCTTTTGTTAGGCTTTTTCTTTTTGCTCATTTCTTAACCTCGATTTTCAACCTAAACTCCTCGTCATATATTATAGCATATCTTATTTCAATAATAATATCATTAACTTTTATTTCATAGTCATTTAATTTTTTGACTAAATTATTTCTATATTCTTCAAGACTTTCTTGAATAATGCTTTGTGTTTCGAGGTCAAGTCTTTCTTTATCAATCATTTTTCATCTTCGATAAATTTGGTTATATAATCACAGGTCAAATCTTCATCCTGACAATTCTCTATTAAATAAATAAGATTTGTAACTTTTCCGGGATTTCCGCCTATGTTGAAACTATCATTTGATTCAAGATCGCATACCGGGACTAAATTGAAATTATGATCGATTTTATTGCCGTATAATTTTCGATTTACCTTACTGTTTGAGATCCTGTGAGCGATTTGTGTCGCCCTCTTGCCGGTTTTTGCACATCTATATTTTTCAATCTCATAGCGTTTCTCATATTCTCGTCTCTGGTAATAGGTCATTTGTCCCCCAATGAATTTCGATATAAATTTAAATATTTTTGTTTGCATAAATGATTTTTTAATCCAAATATTTTTAACAAAATGTGCATATGCTTTGCCGTGTGAAAGGCAAGGTTCTCCAGACTCAATAATAAGTTCAGCCGGTTTGCAATAAGGATTTTTCCATTCAAGGAAAAGCAAAACATTAAAAATTGGCTTCAATGAGTAATCGGTATGGATCAAATACATAATTGTGTCCTTATTTATTTTTCAAATTTTCTTTCAAGTTGAATTTCATCTATAGAATATTTTTTGTTGAGATTTTTCATAATCTTCATGTGTTATTGTTATCATTTTCAGCACATAATTTTTTTATCAATAATCCTCATTTAACATTTTGTCAAATGTCTATTTTATCAATTTCATTTATTAAGGCATTTTTATCAGTTTCGAGAATTTTCATTAAATCAAAAATTTTCTCGCTGAAACCGGTAAGTAAAAAAACATTATTTTCAGGAAATTGTAAACTTCCATATCCTTGAAGGTCGAATGAATAAATAAAAGGATTGCAATTAAATTTTTGCTTATAGATATTAAAATCTCTTACTGGTGTGCCATGTCCGATCCATCCCTGCATATCCGATAAAATGATAATTCGATCATAAGCCTTTCTTGCTTCCTGAAAGATTGAATGGAAATTAGTTCCGCCGCTCGCAAAACGGATTGAATTGGCAATAGTAATCAGACTATCATCTGTATTTAATACTTGATATTGAGCGTTGTCAGAAAATATAATTAAATCAGCATCGTTGGATTTCACTAACGCCACCGAAAATAAACTGCCTATTTCAGCCGGTTTACCTTGCATTGATCCTGAAACATCCAAAACAACTAAAGTATTGCCATCAAATTTAGGGATATTGCTCAATGAAATATCGCAAGCCTTATTTACATATTTTAATACTTTTGAATTTGTTTGCTGTAATTCCTGATATGCTGTCGTAAACCTGAAAGGCAATACCAATGATTTTTTAATTAGATTTTCATCAATAAGCATTTCAAGTGCTTTGTCCATTATTTCAGGAGCCTGTTCAAAAATATTCCGAAGATTTCTTAAAAGTGCGAAATAACCTATCTTCTTTTCAGAAATAAGTTTTATCCAGACATCTTTTTTAAATTCTTCTTTTTCTTCATCGTTGGTTGCTTTCTGACCTGCTTTTGTCAGTTCAGATTCCCATGTTTCTGATGAAGTTAATTTGTTTTCAACAAGCAATTTTAATGCTTCTTTGTTCTTTTCGTTTGGTCTCGGATGTATTAAATTAACAACATCTATTAACTTTAATCCTTTTTTTTCAGACCGATATTTAGCAAGTTGATATTGATCGAACTTTTCAAATGCTTTTGCAAGTCCACGCTTAAGACTATTTGGAATAGGCTTTTTATAATTTTGAATATAATACGAAAGTATTTCGGTAATATCATCAACTCTATGAACGACCTTTGAAAAGTAATTTTTCGTCCATAATTCGCCTTTGATGTTTTTCGCAATCAAGGCAGACAAAATATGAGTTATTGATCTCATGCCATATTTTATTCTGGCAAATATTCCGAGTTTGGCAATAAACTTTTTATCTTTGACCTGATTAAAAAGTTCTTCCAGATTTTGAATTGTTTCATTGCTTGACCGATAAAATTGTTCATTAACAAATGATGTTAAAACTAATGAAATCAATTGCATTTCTGGAGATTCTTTATATGCTTTTCCTCCAGCCAGATTTTCAATCCTGTTGTCTACAGATAAATTAAAACGGCTCATTCTTTCCTCCTAAAATAAAAAAACATGACAAAATCTTTAAGAGATTGTTCTAATTAAATTTTAAGTTTTATGAAGTAACTCTTAAATCAGTTCATGTTTTATTTTCAAATATATAAAAACAAGAGATAATCAATATGAGAAATTTAGCGCTCTACCAATTAAGCTAATTCCCCTTCCGGAAAATGGAGGATTCGAACCTCCGACCTCTCGATTAACATTCGAAGTAACCCATATTTCACTACTTGTTTTTTTCAAATATAATAAAGCGGATAAAAATAAAAATCGTGTTATTTCACCAATTGAAGTAACGATTTTCTCACTACCGCTTATTTTTTCTTTAAATAATCTTTAAAAATATCATCAACAAATTCTTGCAATTTTTTATTTGATTTTATTGCTAATATCTTCAATTGCTTAATAATTTCTCGATCTACTTTTATCTGTCCAATCATTACTTATTCCTAATTACAAATATATCATAATTATTTTATTTGTCAACATTTATTTTAATATTTTTTTTAATTTGCACAACAAATCGGTTTAGTTTTTATTTTCAATCAATGTTCTTATCCATTTAACAATTCCTTGTAAAATATCATCTCCTAGTTTCAATCCAAAATATTGAGATACTTTATCATTCATTTGAATAATTCTTATCAAATCCATCGCCGACTCGCCTATATATTTTTCAAATTTTTCTAATTTATATTTTTCATCTCTCAATTTTTCAATTACTTTATTTCCTAATCTAATTATATCAACTTGTCTTAAGTACCATTGATCAGGTGCATCACTACTTTTTACATTATCTTCTTCCCATTGTTTAATAGCTTCATCATATTCTTTTTCGATATCATATTCGATTTCTTCAAACCAACTCTCATTAATTTTAAAAGAGTCAATTGAAAGGCTAATATGTTCGTTTGGTCGCCATATAGAATCATCATTATCATTTAATTCAATAATAGTTCCTGCTTTTATATTTACTAAGTCCTTTAATAATTTATATCTTTTCATATCTTCACCTCCAATAATTCAATTATCTTTTCCGCTTTTTCTAAAATCAATTCTTCTGGTTCATTGCCTCCACACATTATATAAGCGGATCCTGTTGTTCCTCGATTCTTATACCATGTCATTACAAGAAATCCGCTAAATTCTTCATTTTCAGGAATACATATTATTCCGATAGATTCATCATTATATCTTTTTTCAAAGTCAAGGTGATCCCTTAGAAATGCCATTGTTTGACAATTCCAGTTCTCTACTGAAAAATTATTATTTTCGAATGCACATTTTATTGGCGCATAAAATATATTCTTTGAAACTTCATGCTGATTATTTTTTAATGGATACTTTTTTCTAAATTCTTCACATAATTTACAAGCCATTTTATTTCACCTCCGTATAGTTATCATCAAACTTTTTTATGGTCTCTCTTGTCACCAGCTCCGGCTTTTCAAGGTTTCTGAATGACAACGTTTCAGTTGCTAAGTCAACGTCAAACACCTTGTATATGTTCCCGTTACGAATAAACTTTTTATCAAGATACTTTTCTTTTTTAATCTTTTTCATTATATCACCTCTTTAAATAAATCTTTATTGTCCTCACGAATTTTATCTTCTAAACTTTTCAAGTTTTTAACCGCCGTATTAAAATAAGATTCCTTAAGTTCTATACCTATACCTTTTCTATTATATGTTAATGCTTGAAATACTTCGCTGCCAATACCCATAAATGGTGTTAATATTGTTTCTTCTGGATTGCTATATAACTTAATACATCGTTCAATTGTTTCAAGTTGTAATGGGCATATATGTTTTTCATCGTTTGTATCTCTTGCGGAATAATATTGCAATGTATTCGTTTCGTTAATATCTGTCCATATGCCATTCGCCCATTCAATCCATTTTTCATTATCAAGGTCACCATTTTTAACTGCATTAACCGGAGTTTGATTCTCGCCGTCTTTTTTAAATATAAGTATTTGGTCAATTAAAGCAGGTCTTAAATCTGCAGAATCTTTATGCAATTGTTTAAAAGACAATGCTTTTGAATGAATCCTTATTGATTGCGCTTGTGGATTTTTTTGAATAAAACATCGTCCATAAAAATTCCATCCTGCTTCGATATGCAATCTTATTAAATCACCGGGGAAGTCTTTCAATCCAATATATCCATCTTTTTGGAGCATTGCAGGAATGTCCATACAATGCACGCATGACAACCTTCCATTTTTTGTTATTCTCAATAATTCTTTAACGATAAATGTATATTGTTTGAAAAAAATATCAGCATTCAAACAATTTCCTAAATCCCGATTAGAATCAGAATAAACAAAAAGATCAACAAAAGGTGGACTATAAATTGTCAAATCAATAGAATCGTCTTGTATCTGTTTCAATTCAACACATGAATCTCCATGAATTGCTATGAAATTATTTCCTTCAATCTTTTCACTTTTATAATTTTCGTCATAATTAATTTCCTTCATCTTTAATTCTCCTTCTTCATATCGTTTTATATGTGCAATAAGACCTTTTTTAAGTCTTTTCGCCTGTAAATCTTTTCTCATAATATTTTCTAAAATCTCTATCTCAAAATTAGTTAAAATAATATGGACGTTAACATCTTTAAATTGTCCAAATCGCCACTGCCTGCGAATACATTGATAGAACAATTCCCATGAATCATTTAATCCGAAAAATATCATATTATTCGATTGCTGCATATTGATCCCAAATCCTGCAATTTTCCCTTTGGTTAATAATATATTGTATTTTTTATCCTGAAAATCTTCAAGCATCTGTGCTTTATAATCTGGATTATCATCGCCTTTAATTTCTATACAATCAATATTTTTTTTAATCTCTTTAGATTCATCTTGTAAAGTACACCATATTATATATTGTTCATTTGGAATTATTATTTGTTTTAATTTATCTATTTTTTCTTTTATATTTTTTCGTTTATAAATTATCCTGTCTTCGATTCCTTTTAATCCATCAAAAAATAATGTCCCTGAATCTCCATTATAATCTATATCAATAACATGTTTAATGATGTTTAGTTTTGGCAATCGATAATCATATTTATAATTTAATTCTTGTGGTTCGGTAAAACAAATAGCCCATGAAGATAACCATTCATAAAACTTGTTTTCGGCATGATGTTTCAACCGCCATTCTTGACCTGATTTATTACTGCCTTTTGTAAAATATAAATCTCCATTTATTTCATGAGTATGTTCTTTATTTGCATTTATAAAAAACTGACTTAGCATTTCTTGATAAGTACATATATCTAAAAATTCCGCATGATTGCCTATTTCAACATTATCATTTGGAGCAGGCGTCGCCGTACAAGCCATTTTATATTTTATGTCTTTACATTTTTCAATGATCTTTTTTTTGTATATTCCACCAATAGATTTTATTATGCTTGATTCATCAAGAATAATTGTATCAAAACTTCTAAAATCAAAATGTTCGATCATCTCATAATTTGTTATATATATTTTCTTGTTTTCTATTTCGCCTTTACGAATATATTTCAAATCAATATTTATTTTTTTAGCCTCATTAACTGTTTGTCGGGCAACTGATAATGGAGATATTATCAATGTCCTTTCATTCATCAATCGAGCATATTCCAATAATATAAATGTTTTCCCAAGACCAGTATCAAGAAATATTGCGCATTTCCCCTTTTTACAAGCCCATATTACACAATCTTTTTGATAATCAAAAAGTTTTTCATTAATAAGTTTTTTATCAATAACTTTTCCAGTAGTTATTTTTCTTTGATTTTTTAAAAGTAAAAATTGTTCATATTCGTTCATATCATTCCTTTTATCTGTTTAACTTAATCATAACTTTATTCCAAAATATTCCAAAATATTCCATTCAGAAATATAATATTTGCAGTCACAATTTTTATTGTTTTCATAGCAACTCATTTGTAAAATTATTTTATTGCCAATATAATTTTTTTCTTTTTGTGTTATAAAACAATCCTTTCCATTTTTCCATATATTTTTAGAAGGGTTATACCATTTACATTTTTTACAATAAATTTTTTTTTGCATATTATTCTCCTCTCATTTCTTTAAATTTAACTTAATCATAACTTTATTTATCTCATTTATTGATATTGCCATGTCATTGCCGGTTTTTATTATTATATCATTTTCAAAATTATATGTTAATGGCTCTAAAATAGATCGTGTCCATGTCCGGTTATCCCAAAAATAATTTATAAGAAATATTTTTAAATATTCTCGGATTGTAATGTTTTTTATTTTCTGTTTCAATTCTGGCGATGCTACAAGATCAAACCATTTATCAATAATTTCCTGTATTTGATTAATAAACAATGTTTGATCTTGCGAAACAATTTCTATTTCCGATCTTTCATTTATAACCAATGATTTATATTGACTATTTTGTTTTTCAGCATATTCTTTCCCTATAAAAATATAATTTATCCGGTTGAATCTTGTCACTTCATTTTTATTTTTTAATCCGTTTTTTTGAAAATTATATTCCATGCTATCAAGAAGATTCTCGATAATATATTCAATATCTTTGTTTTGATATCGTGAATATATTTCTATTTTTTTTACGCCTTGAATCCACTTATTTATCTCTTTGACATAATCAGTGAAAATACCTCTTTTTTTAACTTCCCGATAATTTATCATTGACTCATAAAGATCGTCTATTTGATATAATTTTGACAATGATTCAATTTTGTTTTTTTGTGATGTAACATACTCTTTATTTGTTTTAAAAATCCCTATAGAACATTCTTGTAATTCTTCAAGATTCATTTTTAACCTCAATCTTTATAAAATCATTTAAATCCTTTTGGATTAAACTCGGAACCGGTAATCCTTTTTTATATCGCCAATGATCGCAAAATTCTTGTTCGCAACCCAATGATCCGAATATTTCGGCAAAACACAAATTGGCATTATCAAAATGATTATTAAGACGATTACAAATTTCTTTTAGATATTTAAATTCCATCGGCGACCATAATATTTTTTTCTTTGTAAAACACTCATAGAATTTTTCATATTCAATTACAACTTCTTTCCAGGTATTTTTATTCTTAAAATAATATTTCTTATTAGAAAAAGATTCATATTTATTATCTTGTTTTTTATCTGTATTAATATCTGGTATAGGTCTAACATTTTTGTCACTTTGATCTGACAATTCTGTTACTCTGATGTTACAAATCTGTAATATCGATTTGTCAATAATGGCGTACCATTTAGTATGATCGTATTTTAATTTATTATAATTTCCTGATTTAATAAGTCCTTGTTTTTCTAAGGATTCTAAAATATAACGGATTTGTCTTTCAGTCCAAAAAGGGAATAATTCTTTATATGCCCTTGCTGAATTAAATGTCCAAAAATATCCGTCATAAAAATTCTTTTCATTCGCTTGATTTGTTTTTGTCCAAAAAATTAAATTATTTAACATAATAGATTCATTTAATCCATATTTTTCGGCTAATCCTACACTAAAATTATATATTAGGGAAAAATCATATTTTTTTTCTTCAATAGTTGTTATTTTAATCGATTTATCTTCTATGTTTTCAAATTCAGTTTTTATTTCTAATTCATTCATGTTTAATCCTTAAATAATAATATTTTCTTCATGTAGCATATATTGTTCAACCGAATTAAAATTCATTTCAATTGCTGATTGTCTTTCGGAAAAAGAAAATCTCGCTATAATCAATTGTGCATTTAATATCTGTGCTTTATTAAGATTATTTAATTTTTCAGCGACAATATTATCCCTTACATTTTCAGTAAAATTTAATTCCTTGAATTCTTTTGCAGACATTCCCAATACTATTTTATTTATCATATCTGCTTCCCGTGCATAATCATAAAATTTAGGATTATCAATATATGATTTGATTGCATCGGTCATAATTCGATAACCTTCTTTTGATAATAATCGGGTTTGAATTAAATTATACATATCTTCAAAACGATTGATATATTGTTTTTTAAACTGCAATGCTTTTTTACCAGTAAAACTCATCACAATTAAAGAAAATGATTTCCGATTTAATAAATATTCTTTATTTTTTTTGCCTGAAGAATCTTTAAAACTACTAAGCCGAAAATTCCGCTCAGTAAATTCATCATTATCTTCATTCAATATTTGATCTATTTTTTCCAAAACGTCTTTATGCCGTTTTTCAAATTTGTCTGCAATAGTTCTGCTTGAAACCCAAGCCTCGGAATCTTTTTCAAAAATATTTAAATCTTCAATCCCATTATTGATTATTATTTCGTTCATATTCATCTCCTCTAAAATCCTAATTCGCATAAATATTCTTGATTTAATCCTTCAATTGTATATTTCATTTTATGCTCTCCTCTTTAAATAATATGTCATTATTTTCAATTCTTTTCTTTTTAATATAAAAATATATTTCGTTATCAGGATAATACCATTCACCCTCTGTTTTAAATTGTTTAAATAATGAATGTAATTCTTTCTCAATGGTCTGATTACCTTTAATAATAAGCAATATATTTAATCTACTTCCATGAGATTTTTCAAGTTGCTTTTTTCTTTTTTCATAATCTTTTGATATGCCAATTTTTATTAACCCAGTAATAATAGATTGGAATATATAAAGATACATTTCTGGTTGAATATGAGGATTCTTTTTAATTTCACAACATTCAGGGCAACAAACTAAACCTATTTTTTTTGAAGATGATTTAAATATTCTATTACAGAAATAGCAATTATGAAATAAATAAAGTTTATTGGGATTCGAAATATATTGAATTTTATTATAAAATTGTATCAAATATTCATTTATACTTTTTATATATTCTTCTTTATTCTTTTGCGGGAATTTTTCTGAATATATTTTTTGTTCAAGACCATTTATCCTAAATATAAATTCAAAATAATACCAATCATCAATATTTTTTTTTATATCACAATTAAAAGTAAATCTATCAAAACTCTTGCCGTATAAAAAAATAATAATTTCTAAAAATAAATTATAAAATAATTCCTTAAAATTCATATTACCTCAAAAAAAAGGCTACAGATAATAGCACCAGATGATAAGTCTGGCATGGAAGAAGTAATAAACTCCCATTATGCTATTATCTATAGCCCTATTACTTTTTATCTATCATGCGATAGATATTCAGGTTTATCACTCCTGATAACTTATATTACATCATTTCCTTTTTTTTGTCAATAATTAAATATCTTTTTTAAATTAGCATCGATTTCTTTTTTTTTAACCATCCACAAAATAATTTTTCTTTCTTGACTTTATCCCAAAAAATAGAATAATTCAATAAATCCTTCATGATTCAAATGGTATTTTATATTTTCTATCAAATCATTTGCTTGTCTATATGCTTTTTCTCCAATTACATTTCCTGAATGTAAAATATAACCAATCGGTAAATATTTATTTTCAAATAAAGAATCACCAATATATAATTCTATTTTCCAATCGCCCCCATATTTCCAATATCTATTATCTACACACCGAGTTAAAATAAATAATCCTTTGTCTGTTATTTCTGAATATACATGGAAATAAATACAAAATGATTCTTTTCCATGACCGCAACAACTTTCAAAAGTTTTTAATCCTGGAAGAGAATTTATCATATCACATATAGGAATACATTCTTTATCCATATATTCATCATATTTCATAATCTTATATCCTTTATTTTTTTGTCAATCTTTTCATGCTCTTTTTTTATCTGACAAAACCTACAGGGTACTTTTACCAAGCATCGCTTGCCGGTGATCTTACAGTCATTTTTTGTTGCTATCATTCCCATTCCTTAATTGCCCTTATTTCATAATTTATATTTCTTTTATTATGCCATTTTATAAAATAATTTTTATGATAACTACAAATTTTTTGCCAATGCCCATGTAGCGTCCTTTCGCTTTTAATTTCGGCAACAACTTTTCTTCCACAAGCGACATAATGAGTAATATAATTTATGTTGAAATATTTCCTTCTTGTAACTAAAATTTTACATTTTTCTAACATTGATTATCTCCGGCACCGTATAATTCTTTTACTGTAAACTTTTTCTCTCGCCTATTCCGAACACGCGGAAAGATCAATAGTAATATTATCCGTTCCAGGCGTTCAAGTTCTTCAAGTTCTTCAAGTAGTTTGTTAACCTCATCTTTTTAAGTTCATAGTATTCTGGGTACTTTTCAGGATCAATGAAAGTTCTATGAACTGCACATTTTGAACAAACGTTTTTGACGTATGCACCGCAGACAGGGCATTTATGTTTCATAATTCCTCCATGATTGAAAAGGCTTTGTAGATTGCTTGTTTTTTTGCTTCAGGACGAAATATATAAATATAATCAGATTGAAATAATTTTATTAAACCGAAATCTTCGTTTTTATGTTTTTCAATCTCAAAGGCAAATGTTTTGTTGTTATAATCATTAGGGACTGTTTTAATATAAATTCCATTATCATCAAAAAACTTTTCAAAATCACAATAACAAAGATTTCCCATCCAATGTGGATATGTACAACCACAATCGTCAAGAAATTTATTAAAAGATTTTGGACATTCTTTTTTAATTTTTTTATAATCTATGTTCATATAAACTCCTTGGCTTCATTTAAAAGATTTTTTTTATTATTTATAGGGCATTCTTTACAATCAATATTATTTTCATCACTTAAATTATCATCTGGACACGTTATACAATAATGCTGGATATCTTCAGCCAAATTTTCAACAAGTTCTTTGATAATTGATTTTTGCTTTTCATTTTCTTCTTCAAGTTTTTTAATACCATTTTTTGTCTCTTCCTCCTGCATAAATGGATCGCAAGATTCACATAAAATATGCCCATAAAAATTATCTGGCATTGGAAATTCATGATCACATTTGATACATTTTATATTTTTCATACAAACTCCTTTTCATTACCTGGATCAAAGCCGTCTGGAAATAAATACCGCATCCAATCATCATGAGTAAAGTCGCGTGTTATAATCTTGCGGGCTTCACGTTCGATAATTTCAGGTGATATTTGCAGATTAAACTTGTGGTTGAATAATGTCATATTCCCTCCGCATCTACCAGCCAAATAAAGTCACTTTCGGCAGCGTCAAAAGTTCGGATCATCCGGGGATAAAACTGGTAATCAAAGTCAGTTGCTACCGACGCCCAAATTGTAGCATTTTTGAAAGTAAAATTATCCTGACAGTCAGAAATATGCCCTATATGTGACCAAATCTTGACGCTATTGCAAAAATTATGCCTTTGTGTAAAATTTTCCATAAGGGCTAATATTTTGTGCGTGTCGTTAAAATCGTGATACTTTGCTTTCATAATTTAATCTTCAAAACCAAACATATGTCGCCAGCCTTCTGTCCCAAAAAAGTCTTCGGTATCAAGATCGTCTAATTGTTCAATAATTCTTGAAAGTATTTCCTTCGCTTGCTTTTCTGTCATATTTGCTATTTGTATATCCATTTAATCCTCCTAAAAAGACGGGTGATAAACAGGGGGCGCTTACCACCCTAACAATTAAAAATTTAATATATTGACAATTACCGACATCTTTCATTCAACGAACTACTTTGTCAATAATTTTAATTCCAATTCATTAATTTTTTGCTTATAAATATTTATCATAGTTTGCAAATCAGAGTTTGAAAACTTAACTGTTAATTTATGCTTTATATACAATTGATCGAATTTATCCTTGCCGAATTTGTTTATATACCAATTGAAATAAGGATAGGGATCGTATTCATGTCTAAAGTTGCATCCCGCACATTGAACAAAAACATTCATTTCGTCCCATTTTGTCGATAAATTGACACACGAAAAAACATGACCGGCTGTCGTATTATTTTGACTACCACATTCTACACAAGTATTATTTCCTTTTAGCCGGATATACTTATTGAAAATCTGTGTTAATTCACTTTTAAGTTTTTGCCGTGATGGCTTTCTGTCTTTTTTATTTTTCACAATTTTTCCTTAATCCATCCGATAAACTTTTCCATCATTCCGTCATAAAAAACTTGGAAAGTTTTATTGATTTCATTTTGATCTATAATCCCTTTTTCTTCGCAAAGTTTTTTGTGATAGATAAATATGACTGATCTCAGACGTTCAGAGGGCGTTTTAGCATCTGGATATTTTGATTTGTCGATCTTTGGAAGATTTATTAAATCCTCTGCTTCAATAGTCTCTATTCCAAAAAATAACCAACCAAGTTTATTTTGAAGTGATAAAATTCGACTTAACAATTCAGGGTCAATATTTTCATTTGTTGAAAATGAAAGTTTAACCCCTTTTGTCATTGTCGATTTATAACCTTCAAGATACGCGGGAATCTGTAATGGTTTATCAGTCATTTTACATCCTTTTCCATTTACATAATTTACAATTTGGTGTCATTTTAACTCCTTTTCTATATATCCCAATTCAAGATGAACTATTAACTGATATATCCGGCTTAATGCTTGCCATTGTTCACGGGTATAAGGATTTTTAAAATTATAATCAACTTGTTTAAATTCGCCATTAACAAAGATAACCTGAAAATTTTCGCCGTCAATATAATACTTATATATATCAGCCTTAAAAATGGCAATAGGTTCAGGGAATGCGGATTCAGGTTTGTTCTTTGCCAAAACATTTGGAATAGGATTATCTCTTAGTATAGATTCTGGTATAACGATTTCATCTTCTTCAATTATTTCAAAACGTTTTAAAAAATACCAACATGCAAATCCTTGATCATTCTTGACTAAAATTTGATCTTGATTTCTATCCAAAACATTATATTTTTTTCCCTCTGTCAACCAAAAATCTACATCTGAATTATTATCAATACATTTCACCTTTTTTATTTTAGGATCAGATATAATTTCACAATCGGATTTCATAATACCATCACCATAAAATCCATCGGCTATATAACGATCTTCTCTTATATCATCGACATCAATTATATCGCCGATTTTATTATTATACCAAGACAAAGCATTACTACATTTAATTATTCTTACTTTCATTTTTTAACTCCTTATCACATAACAAATTCTTAGGTAGGCAATATCCTATTGTAGCAAGTTCTTTTAAAGCAATTTTTTCTTTTATAAAATATTCCATAATAACCTCAAAAAGGTATGGACTCGTCGCTTGAAAATGGATTATCCATTACTTCCGGTTTATCCGAAATATTCATCGGCGGATTTGGTTTTTGTTCTGGCTTTATTTCGATCTTTACCCCGGCGTTTGTTGCTCCGATGCAATACGTACTTACAAGTTTTTGAATAATTTCCCATTTCTGATATATATCTGTTATTGGAATATCTTTAAACTTAATTTCAAACTTTTTCATAGCATGCTGGAAAAGTAGATCATATTCCTGCAGGGTGTATGAAGGTTTGCTATTCCACTGTTTTTTTTGCTGGATAGGTTTTAACGTGTATGAAATATCAATGTTCCCGGTATTCGGATTATGATATTCATTCTTTGTGAACTCAAATTCTTTTTGCTGATTAAAATCAATATTTTGAAATGATTTCACAACACCCTGAATATTCTGTCCGTCAATCGAAAAATTCGCAAGCCACGAATAAATATCATATGGCTTCCCCGTTGATTTGTTAGTCCCGTGAAAGGGATTATTTGTTTGTTTAATTTCTAAAATCTTTAACATAGTTTCTCCTTTATTTATTGTCCATTTCCTTCTTGATAATGGCTATGATGTATTCCTTGATTGTGTTATAACCCTTTTTTAATATGTCATATTTCATTTTTTCTTTAAACTTGTCGTCAACTTCTACAATTATTTTTTTCAATTTTTAACTCCTTTTAATTAATTATTCATGGAGGGGGATGGCGAAAAATCTATACCTGCCAAAATAATGTTTTTATCATCGATGTTTATTACATTATTCGTATAGTTGGGTTTCATTATATATATTGATACATAATTACCGCCATAGATTTTTTATATTTTCCTGCCGAAAAATAAAGGTTACAATCCCCCTTCACAAATAATTAATATTTTTCAAATATATAATTACATTGTTTTTCTAATTCAGAATAACATTCTGAACATAAATTACCAAATTCAATAAATGACCATGATGAAACTTTCTGCGTTGCTGATCTCGTAGAAAATCTACGATTATGCAATGTATAATTATAATAATTATTATTACAAATAAAACATCCACCTGCTTTTCCTTGAGCCGCCCAACTTCCGAAATGAGCACATGAAACTTTATTAGTTTTATAATATTTTTTTTCTCGAAGTATTTTTTTTAATTTAATAAATTCTTTTACTTTTTTTATCCTTTGAAAATCGGTTGTATGTTTCAATTTTTAACTCCTTTCAATCTATTATATAGCATTACAAATATTTGTCAACAAGTAAATTAAATATTTTTAAATAATTTTTCCATCAATATAAAATTGTCCCGGTTGTATTATTTCAATTATATCTTTCCAGCAATAATCCTTGAAAGAACAATAATTGCAATGAAAATCTGTTTTGTACATTTTTTTATCTTTTTGGAATTCCCATGATAATGATTCAGTGCGTTTCATGTAAGCCTGAAAATCTCTTTCCGGTAAAGTATCATTATTTACCTGCAATGCAAGTTGGTTTAATCCTTCGATTTGTTTCCAAAGATCATTATCATAATCTTGTAAAGATCTTAAAGTAAAATTATATTCTTTCATATATCCAGATGAACGATCTATATACAAGATTATTCCGTTATCAATTTTTTCAAAAAGCATATATAAATATAATTGTAAAATATTTTCAATCCGAGCATTGTTTTGCACTTCAGACCAGCCAGACATAAACACAGACTTAACTTCAATCATATATTTTTTTTGGTCTATTTCAATAAGATTATCGACACGATACCACCAAAGTAACCCGCCGAGTTCAGCACATTTTAATTGCTCGCCTTCAATATAATTGATATTAAAAGTATTATAATTTTTATCTTCTAAAATTTTTTTTATGTAATTATGAATCATATTACCCATTTCCATTTTTAATTTCGAGGGCGCGGAAATAGGATTTGATTGCGTATAACCTTTTTTTCGATAATAAATTTTTCGTCGACAATCGCAAATAGATGAAGGTGATGCAGTAAATTCTTTGTTTTTGTAGATGTAATTATCTTCATTGTTTTCAAGATAATCGTATATAATTTCACGTAACATTATATAACCCCCATCACTTTCAATGTCGCCATGATAAAACCATAGATCAAACACGCAATGCAAAAGGCAATAAAAATCTTATCCTTCGTTGATAATTTTCTGGTCATAGTTTTACTCCTAATAATTTTATACCGTAATTTATAATTTTAAGTTTCAATTTGGCGTCGTTGGCGGCGTCGGCGGCGGCATAGGCGACGGCGGCGGCGACGTAGGCGGCGACGTCGGCGGCGTCGGCGGCGGCGTTGGCGGCGGCATAGGCGGCGTCGGCGGCTTTTTTATTCGGATTCTTTAGATATTTTTCAGCTGCTTGAATTGCCAACCTTGGGCGAGTGTCCCCTGGATATTTTTTTTCAAAAATATAAAGCACTTGTTTTGCGGCAAATATAGCATATCGAATTTGATCTAATTTTTTTAATTTATTAGCAATAAACCAAGTTATTCTCATTTGATTTCCTCCAACCATTTTTGTAAAGTTTGAATCTGTTCCGATAAGTCATCATAATCAAGATAGATAATTTCTATTGTATCAATTTCTTTTTCGGAACTATCTATATTATATGTATTACGATGAAATCCGGCAATATTGGTATTCAACTCAAAACTATATTTTGATTTGAATTGCCCTTGTGAAATTAAGTTGAGTTCTTTTGAAAGAATGTCTTTCACAAGATTATTTCGTTGTTTTAATTTGTTCATTTCTAATGCGCATAACATAATTAAATTACAAGGGTTAAATATATGATGATCAAAATCATAAATTGGAATAAATATTCCTGATATAATTCCTATTATTAAGCTTATAATAAACAACATAAAATCATCCTTTCAAAATAACCGAGCCCTCCACTCGGTCAAGATTCAATCATTTTTTATAATAAAATCTCCATGTTATAAATCCATATCCCTCTTCAGTTGTTCCCCCGTCTACCTGAAAAATATTTTTAAATTCAATCTTTTCATCGTTTAAAACTTCTTTAATTTTCTCTAAATCACATTCTACTTTATTCTTTTTTAATTTTGCGCAAAACATTTCTTTTAACATAATTTATTCACCTCCTGTCTTATTTAGATACATCCGGCAATCAAGATTCTGTCGCATGGCAGTCCGGCACGGCTCCCCGATTAAATCATTTTCTTCGCTACTAATATTATAGCGACTATCCCGATAATAGCGAATGCTGCATAGACAATAATTGCTATAATCTGTTCATTTGGCATATTATTCTCCTTTCATCCTAAATAAGTTATTGAAAACTTTTCTTTATCCGTGTTATCATCATTATTGATATGTGGACGGATAATAATAACACTATTCATTTGCGACTTTTTGCAAAAAAGTATCAACACTTTCCGGAATAATTCAATCCCAAAATTATGGGATATTTTATTATCTTTTTTATAATTCCAAAGTTTTAATAAATGACCTCGAATATTTATAACTTTCATAATCTCCTTTAAAAGTACCTGCCCGTATTGACGACAGGCAGGACCCCAGATCATCCCCGAAAGGAAGACTGCTTAACAAGTAGCCTTCCCATCTAATAATTCTGGATTATCGTAAATAAACTTATAACCCCCAGTATGATTTCTTTTGCCTTGACAAACAAGTATAATTAAACTATAATTTAATCCAGTTTCATTTGCACATCTTTTTATAGATTCAAATCGTTTTATTTTATTCCCGTCCATATCTGTCATTATTATCGGCTTCCATTTTTTAATTGCACATTCCTTGTCTCCTTTTTTTCTATTTTCTAGCCACGATAATATTTGTATATTATTTTTTTCATAACCTTTATAAGCATCTATTCTGTCTATTGTTGGAACATCATAATATTTATAACCATTCTTTTCCCAAAATTTAAATAATTTTATAAATTTCTTATCGTTTAAAAATAGTATATGTATATCCTTTAATGTAAAATCAAGACTATATTCATATTTTAAACATCTATTTTTTATACGTTGATAAATATTAGTTAATAATCCTTTTGGAGTTTTTCTATATTTCTGAGTATTCTTTAGTAATCTCAATTCCGTTTTCATTTAATTTTACCTCGCTTATGTCTTTTATTATATCATAATTTGATGTATCTTGCAAGATATATTTATATTCCATGTATATTACTTTATATCTATTATTTATTTCACATAACTCATAGATTTCTTTTCCGTTTTTGTCTTTCAGTCCGGTAAACTGTCCTATAGATTTCGCATCAATTTCAATAATAATATTATTAAAATAATATCCTTTTTCATCAAGTGTTTTTTCATTTATAAATCTTTGATATTCAGATATGTTTTTTCTTATATCTTTTATCATAATATTTTTTATTTCGCCATTTGGAGAGGTTATCAAATCGCCATATACCCATTTTTTTTGATTAATAGACAAACCTCTAAATTTTATTTCCCTCATTTTTTGTTATTCTCCTTTCTATTTCTTCCGTAAATCTTGCAAACGAATCCACTTCTGGCTCATCCTCATCATCTGTAAGAAAATCAGCACATCTCCGCATATGCTGGCAGGTTTGACAATTATAGCCTGGCTTGTATACATGACAATCGGTTGTAAGTTGCTCGTCTGTCGCATGGCAGTAGTAGCCGTTATGGCACCAGGAATTACATCGATCTTCATTGTTATTGTTTTTGCAAGTTTTCACATAAACTCCTTTTCAATTTTATCCTATTTAATATTATCGAACGAAATTATTTTCATATTATCATATTTTTTGATCCGAATTTTTTCGTATATGGATAAAACATCAGATATATGCACTCTGACAGAAATCAATGCTTCACCAATTTTAAAAATACTCATAATCTCATCTCCTTTTCACTATCAACTTGTTGTCAATCCCTCCTTAAAATATATTTTCAATGCCACAAAATACATAATATTTCTCAAGGTAATTGGCAATCTGTTCTTTCAGCACTTTTGCCTCTTCAAGTCTACCAGCATATATCAATTCTTTCATTTTTGTCCTCATAGGCATAATGCTTATTATGGTCTCATTCGCTAATCGTTGGCATTTTGTTACTGGCATAATCCTTCCTTCTCACTCTGCGTTTTCCGGGGTTGTGACCGGCATAGCCCGCATTAAGTACGCCGTAATGAAACGGCGTGTCAGAATTATACAATGTAATTTGCCCAATTATTTTTATATTCAAATATTTGTTTTTCTGTTATATTTTTTCTATCCAATGCAATACAGCCATTATCTATTCCGCCATATAGATACATTTTGCCATTTTTCTTATAATAATCATCGCAAATAAATGTAAATCCTTTTTCCTTTAAAAATTCGGGTACATTTGTATTTAAATTAATTTTTTTATTATGCAAATATTTAGTAAGTTTGTTACTAATTTTTGCCCTTGCTCTTTCTTTTGTATAAGACAACATAATTCCCTTCCTTTGCATAACTCATTTTTGCAATTCATGCGAATTGCCGAGATTATTTCTAATCTCTATATATATAATATATCATATTTTAATTTTTGTCAAGTATTTTCTACAATAATTTTAAATATTTACAAATTATTTACACTTTTATTTAAATTATTGCATAAGTAACTTTTAGACATTTAATGTATGCTATTTACAGTTTTTGTATTTTTTATAACCTCTTTTATTTCAAAATTTGTCAATAAGTTGTCAATGACTATGTATACAAAAACATACAATTTTCTATATTGCACGAGGATTGACGCTATCGTAAAAAACATTCAAAACGTATATTTATTCAAATAACAAAAGTTTTTTGATTGTAGCGAAGATATAAGCATATTTTCAAAGATCGATTATAGTCATTTTTTTTTAATAAAAATATCTTGATAATATAATTATTCAATTTTCAAATACTTTTTTCTCAAACTCGATCTCACGATACGTTTTTTGGCAATTTTGCCCTATGATTCCCGATGCCTGCCCGGTTAGGATTTTTGCCTTTTCTGAAATTATATAGCGGGCAGGATTTTGATGGACAAAGATCGACTTCTTTTTCCTGGTTATTCATACAAAAAACTTTGCAATAATTTCTAATCTTTTTTAGATTTGATAATTTCTTGTCTTTCAAAAAACAATCGATGCAAAGAATTTGACTTTTGACCGGATTGCAATCGACACATTTTTTTTTGATTGCCTGCGTAGGATTCATTTATAATTCCTTTTTCACAAATTTATATAATTCTGGATATATTTCCGGGTGCTTTTCAACATAGGAAAAAATGACATGAAATGTTTGTGATCGACTTAAGCCTAATTTCTTCTTCATGTTCGTCAACTTTTCCTGATCGTCTTTCCAGATACCAATACCTGTGAATTTTTCTGAATTTTCTGTTTTCATTTTTAAAACTCCTTAAAATATAATTTAGCATAAAAATTAAAATTATACAATATTTTTCTTGCAATATTTTTTATTTGTGATATATTTAATTTGAAAGGAAATAAAATGAATAGATTATCACTGGATAGAATAAAACGGGAATGTTATAAAAATTATGTTATTAATTTTTCATCTAAAAAATATAGTCTTAGTAGTTGCCATCTTATTTCCAGACATGTTGATTATGATGAATTGAAGGAACATTTTGAAATGGACGGTTATGAAAACACAACAATAAGAAACATTATCAAATTAAAGGATATAAACTAACTTTGATGAATTATAATAAGCGTTATAAAAAACATCTCCCCTCAAATAGAATGATTTTTCTTTTTAAAAAAATAAATCCGTGCTTTATTATTATCAAAAATAAAAAATTTAATTTTGGCAAACCTTTTATTCGTTGGTTTCAATTAAATTGGTATCTTGATGTTGATTTAAAAACTATTGAATTTTATGATAGCGTTTTTACGCAATCCACAAATTTATTTTATGCAAATATTACCGATAGTTATACTGCAACGTATATAAATTATGGTACAAATGAAACTACGGAGGCGTATAGGAATGTCAAAAACTTTTGAAGAAATCAAAACTTATTGTAAACATATAAGAATAATTGAATCTATTGATGATGGATATACTGTTGTAGAAGATTATTGCCGTAAAAATGATGATTATTGCGCCTCCGCCCATTGCCCGCTTCTCGGTATTATCATGAAAGGAATTGAAGGAGGATTGAATGAATAATTTTATTTTTGCTTTAAAATCTGAACTTACATATTGTAAACATCTTTTTGATAGATATGAAATATTAGAATATTCAAATTTTTTGGTTCTAAGAATATTTATTAAGAATTTTGAATATCGAAAAACAATATCAAATTTGGATATAACTTATATCAAAGATATTTATTTTATAATAAAAGATATAGTAAAATATATTTATGAACTTTCTGAAAAAGGGCACCCAGTAAATACCTATCTCATATCTTCATATATATATTTAACTTCTCAAAGAATTGACGGTAGTATAAATGATAAATAATTTTTATTTTAATATAAGGAGAGAATATGATTAGAATTTTTTTAGGATTTGGCATTTGTGTTATCTGTGTTATTTTTTCTATTTATCTAATAATAGGAGGTGTAAAACGAGATTACGAATATAATAATAACATTTACTCCAATTGGACTTTAGCAGATAAAAGTTCGACGTTGTCCGAAAAAAGTAAATATATCCAAAGTTTTATTGATAAATTGAAAGATAGCCGACATTCAGATTATAATGCAATTTGGCTAAAGACTCCAGATAATTCATTTGAAAAAAATATGCAAGCATTACAATCTTTATCAGATAGATTGAAAAAAATTCAAACAATCGATGAAAATTCATTTGCTTATCAAACAGCAATTCAACAAATAACTGCTCAGGAACAGGGTGAGGCTTCAAAAATGCTGAATGAATTAAGCGGATGTTATTTTTTAGGGAATGAATATTATTTATGGTGGGAATGGATCGCTTTTTGTACATGGATAATTATCATTATCACATTTTTTGTATTTTTCTTTATCGCTATCTGGAAATTAACGGACATGGACTTTTAGGAAAGGCTTCTAAATGATAAATAATTTTCAAGCATCTATCCGAGAAAACAAAATAAATTTATTCGATGATAAAAAGGATTTGATTCAATTCATCTCCGATAAATATAAAGAAAATCATTTGTCCGGTCATAGAGTATTAAAAGATTTATTCCCGCCGATGACCATTCTTAAAGATAGATTTCATCTTACCCAGGAAGAATTACTTTCACTCATGAAACAGTTATCAACTACCGGAATGACAGAAAATAATATTTATAAATATTATTCTGGGGAACTTAATGATAATCTTATGGTTAAGGTCGCAAGAAAACCGAAAGAAAAAAAAACAATCGAACAACCAGAAATTAAAGATGAATTGAATCCCGAACAACCAGAAGATAAAATTATCATCCCTGAAAAAAAACAGGAAGTAAAAAAAGTTCAACCGAACATAAATATCAATCTATTTAAGTTTTTTAGGATAATCATAGCATTTGTCGGGATATGTTTTGTTTATATCGGCGTCAAATATGTGTTTTACGGCAACATGAAAAATTTTAACAATAAGGATTATATTGACGCTTTTATTTGCGCCTTCGCTTTTCTTCTTATGTCTATAATATGTCTTGAGTTTACAATATTTTTTATAATCAAAAAAAATCTACTTTTTATTTTATTTGCTTTTATTTATTTCATTCTTTTTTGTTATAATACCGGGACAATTCTTTATTACAAATATGATGTTTATCTTTCAAAAAATGTTTTCTCCGATGAAAAGATTCAGACAAAAAAAGATTTAAACAAAATATCAGAAATTAAAAATAATATCGACGATCTTCAATCCAAAAAAAATAATATTCAATCATCAAGAGACCTTCAATTCAATCTTATCAAAAACATCGATTCTCAAAAAGGCGATAATACTTCCGATAAATTGAGATTGAAATATGAACGGGGGCAACAATATAAAATACTTCAGGGCATTGACAATCAACTTTCACAAATCAATAATGAAATCAAGACTGCCAGAGATGAAAAGATTACAACCGAATCAAATAATTCAGGTATATTCCAGGAAGAAAAGCATGAATTGTTTTCGGGATGGGTATTGGCATTATATTTGTTTTTGCCGTCTTTCGCGATAGAACTTTTAGCAAGTATATGTCTCGCACTTTTACTTTTTATTAAATTTGAATAGGAGTTTTTATGACCGAAAGATATTGCAAATATTGTAAACATTATTCTGAATTAGGTCTTTTCAATTGCAGAATAAAAACGAATGAAAATGATTATAAAGGAGATAAAATTTATATTCTTGATTTTTGCAGACGAAAGAATAAAAATAAAGATTGTAAAGATTATAAAAAAGATTGGATTTTATTTTGGGGTAAATAATGATAATCGAAATACCAGACGACTTAATACCTATAAAATAAAAATTTGTTTATAGATTGATTGTATTGATAAAATTTTCAATAATCGTATAATTATATGTTTTGATATGTCCGGCGATTGTGATTAAGATATATAAGCATTATAGCAAATCAGCCATTTTTGAGGTATAGTTATTTACAATATATTGTCAATATATTAACAAAAAATCTATTAAAAATATACAATAACTATATCTTTTGTATTGAAAAACAGTAAATGTTAGTGAAAAATAAAAACCGGACATTTGATATAATCTCATGCCCGGAAAATCATAGGAGAAATATTGATTATTTTAGATATTCTATTTCATGAGTCTTTCTATATCGTTCATAATTGTATTTCAACCTAAGAGCCGTCTGGATTATCTGATCGGCTCTTTTTTCTGCTTTTTCATTTTAAATATGATTCCATGTTTTATTATTTATAATCAAACACAAATTAGACTTAGAAATATTATATTTTTTTGATAAATTTTCTCTCGAATAATCTTGATGATTTTTTCTTATCCATAAAATATCTTCATTTTTAAGTTTATGTTGACTATGCTTTTCGCCATTACCATTTCTTAATCCTATTTTAAAAGCATGTTTTAAGTTTTCGCTTGAAGTGCACCATTCTAAATTATCAATATGATTATTTTGTTTATTACCATCTTTATGGTTAACTTGTGGTTTATTTTTTATACTCGAAATAAAAGCATTTGCTATTAACCTATGTATCATAAACCATTTTCTTTTACTATTTTTACATAATCCTATAGTTAAATAACCGAATTGATTAATTTTATATTTTAATAATTTTTCTTTTCGATTGTTGAATCCTGCTTTTTTGGGCATTGCTTTAATATTTCCAAAATTGCTTATTTTATATAAGCCTTCATAGTTTTCAATATCTTTCCATATTTCCTGCATTTAAATATCCTATCTTTAATTTATTTGCAAATGAAATTATATCATCCACATATTTACCTGATTTATTATAATCTATTTTTCCACAATTGTATATCATTAATGCTGATTTAATTGAACCTCCTTTTTGAAAACAATAATCAAAATAAAATATTCCGTTTGAAATATTTACTTTTATATCAAATATATTAGGTATTTTAAAATAATATGAGTTTAACGAATAGAGCCCGCAATCTATTGATCCATTTTTATTGTGACATATGGCAAATTGTTTGAATCTGCTTTCCTGGTAACACAATGCAATCAGTATTTCCGGCTCATACCCATATCTTTGATTATAGAAAAATATTTCTTTGATTATTTCCGGGTGTCTGGTTATCTCGGAATAATATTGTTCTCTCGTTAATGGCTTATTCTCAACTACCCTAAAAGATGAAAAAAGAAAAATCGATAGTATTAATAATTCTATCAATAATGTTTTCATTATACTCCAGTATATTTTTTTCTCATTTTCTCATTTTGTTTATTAAGTTTTTCTTGTTTTATGATTTTATCTTTTGCAAGTTTAAGCATAATTATAATCGCAGAAAATCCAATAATATCTTTTATCGTTATCAAAATACTCCTCCTATAATTATATTTACACCACTGCCGTAATATGTTTTATCGTTCATTATATCCTGACGTAAATCAAAGTTTAATCCTCCGCCGATATAAAAATGGTCCCAAATATATTTATCAACATTCAAACTCGTTATGAACTCAGCATTAAGTCCGGTATCAATAGATGCGCTTTCGGATAAGAACAATCCTATATTCGGGTGCCAAATAATTTTTAATTTATCGTTTGCTTTTTTAAGATCGTCTTTAGCAGTATTCAAATCAGTGTTACAATCTTTTAATTCTTTTTCCAATTCAACTAATTTGATTGTTTGAGATTTTACCAAAGCATCAAATGAATTGTTTTGTGTCAAAAGAGTTTGATACGCCGCTTCTTTTTGCGGATCAGTCAAGGTCTTATATTCTATTATTGTTATTTGTTTTTGTTTTTTTAATTCATTATATTGCTTATTAAGAATATCAATTGATGCGTCATTATTGTTAATAATCTTATCGTAATTTTTGAATTTCAAAAGATCGGAATCTATTTTTTTCGTTAATGTCGTTATTTGCTGTTTTCCGAAATATACAGATAAGCATATACCTGTAATAAGAATAATCACTATAACGCTTAATATAATTATTGTTACATGATACCATTTCACTTTATTTCCCTCCAATTACAACATTCATCCGTATTCGTTTTTTTATTGTAATGCGGGATGAAACAATAAGGATAACTGCCATTATTATTAATTTCTCATCTCCGCTTTTCAACTTATTACAATCGTTATAAAATGGACAATCTTATCGTTGCATATCATTTTTTTGTCCTTGATTTTGTCCGTTTTTATTTATATTTTCCGCAAATGATTGGAAAGTTTTTGCACCTAAAGAAATCGTATAAAGTTTGAATATTATATCACCATTTACAGCAATTTCATTTTTAAACAATGACCAAAATAAAATAAATGTCGCTATCAGGAATAATAAAAATGTTACCAACCGTCCCATTGAAAGGCTTCCGGTATCATCAACAAAAAATTGTTTCATTTTATTTTCCTTTCAAAATAATATAATTTTTCAACTGTTTTGCATATTGTTCTTTGCAAAACTTTCTAAGTTCCTGTTCGAATAGATCATCTTTGAACTTTTCAAACTCTTCGTTGAAATGAATTATTTTCTTTGTATCATCTTCAAATATAAGACGTATTTTCATAATTTCTTTATCTTTGTAATTCCCAATATTTGATTTGTAGCATATGAAAGTATATCACCGTAATCAGTATCGAATATCTTGAACTTTGTCGGATCAGCATCATCGATTGCAAGCATATTGCAGTAATGTTCCGTTCCGTATTTCCGATGATGAATTCTGACAATATAAAAAGTCTTGTCATCAAAAACTGGTATCTCAAAAAAATCAGAATGAAGGAAATTAAGATGATTTTCAATAATTTCCCATTTCAAAAATGATTCTTTCCCAGGAAATCCTTTCCCATAATAGCCATTATTTTCAACTAACCATTTATTTAATTCTCCCGGTAAAATATCATAGATATTAGCAATGGCAGTAATAAGACACGCCCATAATCTCATTGGATCGGCAGGCAATCCCATCCCATCATTTCCCCATCGGGGGTCTCCTTGTGTGTTATATAACATATTTTTCTCCTTATAATTTTTTATCTAAAATAACATAAGTTGTCATTTTATGATTTATCTTCAAAAAATAATTTAACTCGCATTTTGTACTCATGGTGTCCCTGATTTACTTTTTGTGATTGGTATCATTTTTTTTATTTCATCTATTTGTGACTTAAAAAATATGCTGGAACCAATATATAATATTATTATTAACGCTATGCCAACGCCGACTAAAGAAGCCCCTATATTTTTTAATAATCCATTTTTAATAGTTTTTAAATCACTTTTTTTATTTTTTTCTTTTTCAATTAAAGTTTCGATCATTGGCTTTTCTTTTTCCATTTCTTCACAAAATTTTTTTGTTGATGTTTCACAAACCCGTTCACCAGTAAAATGTCCGACAGTACTTTCTATGTTTTCAATTTTTTTATCCTGCTCGATAACTTTAGATTCTATCCTCATGGAAAGTTGACTTATTGCAGTAGTAAAATCTCGAATTTCAGATTGAAACATATCTAACCGCTTATTATTATCATCAACTTTTTGTTCAACTCTCGCATAATTATTATTTGCCTGCGATAAGATAGTTGTTGTCATTTCATTCATCGTTAAAATTTGATCTTTCAAAGATTTTATGACTGCAAACATTTCAATACTTGAACCAGGATTTTTTTTGGCTTCGCTTACCAAATTCGATAATCGTTGTAATTCTGCTTTGACTTCCAATAAGTCGTCTTGTCGATCTTCAATTTTTTTTGACATTTATTTATCCTTCATAAGTTACATTAAAAAAACAAAAGCCTGCATTACCGGGTGCGTCACCGTTTGTATGAGGTCTAATTACATCGCCTTTTTTTAAATATAATGAAAATGGAGATGATGCAGGATCCCATCCACCTGATACATTAGATATAAGGCATCGAGTTATACAATCGGATATCGTTACACTACCAATAGCCGTTGTTAATTGAGTGCTGTTTAATGTTACACCTGAATAAGTTGATGAAGAAGTGGCACTCGCCATTTCATACAATCCAGAATATCGACCCGATCGATTGATAGTAACCTGCAAACCATTGGTACTATCATTTGTTACTGTCATCATATTACCTATATTTTCAACTTGATTGGTAAAATAAGGTATTTTGGTAGCCGTAGAACCATAACCAGCATGAGTATTAAATCTCGCTTGACTTGTTATTTTTTCATCAAGGACAATCCAATATCCGGAAATTGAATCTTGCTGTAATAAAATATAATTCCCAATTTTAGGAAGATACAAAGAATTTAATCCATCGACAGTTAATTTATTTGCATCTGTTCCATTTGGAGCAATCGTTACTTTATGTGATCCGTCACCTTTAACATGAAATATCCTTATTTTTCTAAGTATGTTATTCGCAAGTAATGGCATTACGATAGGACAATCTCCCCCAGTAGAATCACAAAATATATCAGTATATTTGTCATTATCAAGGATTGTATAACCAGCACTCGTTGCAGATTTTATTGAGGTGCCGCCATATAATGTGTCGAAATATGTTTTCAATGTACTCTTTATCATTGACCATAACCACGTTACGGGATTATTTGATGAGGCACTATCTCCGCCAACAAATATATCGTTATCGGCGATACTTTCTTTATTTGTTTTTGCAATGAATTTTGCGATTACCGCATTTGATAGAGTACTTCCCTTTTGCTTTTTACTTTTTTTGAAAGTATTTTCTAATTCTTCGCTATCGCCTATTTGATATATATCATTATCATTATAAGTTGTTTTTTCAACTCGACTATCAAGTACCTGATCCGCTAATGCCATATTTAACTCCTATCTTGCATTCCATTTTTGATAACAATGAAAGCATATTTTATTTTCATTATCATTTTCCCCGTAAAATTCTTTACCACACAATTTACATGTTTTTAATATTTTTTTTATTCTCATATTATAATCTCTTTCGATTTTTTTCCCTTTTTTTCTCATGTTACCAATGGATGCGGATACGTATAAGGCGTATATCCAGGCTTCGCTTCCATAAAATAATCCCTATTAGGTTGTATGTTTTGATGAACATATCCGGCGTCTTGAACTAATGCTTGACCGGGCAAATATTCTGTATCGTTCCATTTCATGGTTTTTACTCCTTATCCAATATTGTGCATATTTATAATTTTTTTGATACATCTTATGTAATGTCAAAAAAACAAAATATTAGTTTCCAATATGTGATCCTTATTCCTTTTCATCTATCATATATCAAGACAAATCATATTTACCATTAGTCAGTAATTCAGAAAAACTTGATATAATTCTGAAAGATAATCAATTGTTTATTTCAATAGATGATTCCGTTTTCAATTTTCCTCCTAATTAAATAGGTATTGCATATCATCTGGATAAGAAGTTTTTAAATCTTCAATAATCCACATTTTATTAGCGGATAACATATTTTTGTATATAGTAACAAAAGGTGTACTTAAACTATTTACTGCAAGATACATTCCAAATCTACTGAATTTACATCCGTGAGAAGTACCATTCGGCAAGATGCTGGGATTTGCTATCTTTGTGAAAGTATCTCCCGTTCTTTTATAAATCGTAACGTAAGGAGATACATCATGAGAAATAGATAAATAATTACCATCATAACTAAATGAACAAAATTCTGGGCTGCCCGGTGGAAGTACCGCTGGATCAGGAAGTTTCGTGAAAGTATCTCCTGATCTTTTATAAATCGTAATGTATGGTGACGTGGTTAGATTTGTAACTGCAAGATATATTCCATCATAACTAAATGATGCTCCGTATGAATCATTGGCAGGCAATGTTCCCGGGTTAGATAATTTGGTAAAAGTGTCTGCAGACCTTTTGTAAATCGTAATATATGGTGAAGATGCGTGCGCAATCGCAAGATAATTCATATCATAACTAAATACTGGCGTATGTCCTTCTCCAGTAGGCAAATTAACGGGATTTGTTAATTTTGTGAAAGTATCTCCCGATCTTTTATAAATCGTAATGTATGGTGAGTTCTGATGACCTACTACAAGATATGTTCCATCAGGACTAAAACAACATCCTCTTCCGTCGCTTGCAGGTAAAATGCCGGGATCAGATAATTTTGTAAAAGTATCTCCCGTTCTTTTGTAAATCGTAATATATGGTGAAGATGCGTGCGCAATCGCAAGATATATTCCATCAGGACTAAAACAACATCCATACGCAACGCCTGCAGGCAATGTCACTGGATTAGTAAGTGCCGTAAAAGTATCTCCTGATATTTTATATATAATAAGATAAGGCGTCGATTGAGTAGTTACTGCAAAATAAACGCCATCATCACTAAAACAACATTGTCTTCCACTATCATTTGGTAAAGTCAAGGGATCAGATAATTTAGTTCCAGGCATTGAAATATAATTCCCTATACCCTTATAAATCATTTTCAGATAGTTTTTTTTAAATAATTTTAAAAAGCCTGAAATACCTTTTGTGGTTTGAAATTTGTCGCTTACAATTATATTTTCTGCATCTCCTTGAACTATTGTAGAAATATCTTCGGAAAATATTTCAAGA